GTGCCTTCTTGGCTGGTGCGGCTGCTGCGGCTGGTGCGGCTGGTGCGGCTGGCGCCTTCTTGGCTGCAGCCTCAAGCTCAGCTACCCTGGCCTCAAGCTCACGAACGTAAGCAAGCACCTTGGGCATACTCTTGGTTGCCTCGTACTTGCTCTTGTAGTTCCTGTAGTTGCTACTGATGAGCCCAAGCTCCTGCTGAGTCAGAGACATTTTTACCTCTCAGGTGTTGTTAAGCTGGCCGGGCTGATATGCTCGACAGATGGACAAAGATGGAAAGCTGTTCTCGCTGGATCGACAACCGTTCAAATATGACGAACTGCCGGATGGTGCCATTCTACACTCTGGGATGAAGGTCGAGTGGCAGGGCGAAACCTTCAAGCTGGACACCAAGCCTTGTCCGAAGTGTCTGCGCACAGAATATGGCATGCTCACCAGGGATGACGGCACCACAGTCTGTTTTGTATGCGGAGAGGTTGGGCTCATGATTGACGTGACAGGCCGGGCCATTCGCGCACGCTCACGCTGCCACCAGTAACAGTCTCGATTGCAACAGCCAGCCTTAGCGCTGGCACCTTTCGTCCATACTCGAGATCGCGCAGGTAGGCGATTGAGAGGTGGCAACCCTCTGGCTCCAGCTTGTCGTTGATCCAGTCAACAAACTGGGCACGGGTTGTCACGTTCGGTAGACCTTGTCGGTAATCTTGGATGCGCACAGCCACAGCCCTCCTTGTAAAAAATAGCGGGGTGGACACAACTTGTCCACATTGGGGTGTGGCCCATTGACACACCCGTGGTATGTGAATAACAGTCTAAGTACGGAGACGGGAATGGGAAAGAGGCTTGGGGCAGTACTGAAGTCCGCACGAAAGCGGAAGGGCGTCTCCCAGCAAAAGCTTGTTGCAAGGATCGAGCTTGAGCACGGCGTCTCAATCAGGCAACCGAGGATGAGTGAGTACGAGTGCGGACGCAAAGAGCCAACAGAAATTGAGCTTCGGTGCATCCTTGAATCGCTTGGATACGAACCGAAAGGCAGGAACGCAGATGGCTGAGATGTCGCGAGAAGAGTGGCTGCAAGAGAGAACCAAGGGCCTTGGCGCAACCGACTGCGCCAACATCATCGTCAACTCAGCGAACCAGTCAGACCGGATTGGCTGCTGGAAGGGCAGCCTGTTCTCCATGTGGAGCACCAAGATGAAGCTCAGCCCAGCAGGTGGCGCGTCGTCACCCGCTGCACGACGGGGCCAGATCATGGAAGAGTACGTCTGCAGGATGTACCAGGAGCACCTTGGCGATGACGCGAAACTCATTCAGCAGGGGCTGACCTGGCACCCGAAGCGCCAGCACATCTTTGGAACACCAGACCGCTTGGTAGAACTGGATGGCATTCGCTTCGGCATGGACGCAAAGACAAGGCGAAGCAGCAGGGGCTGGGGAGAGGAGGGCACGAACCTCCTGCCACTAGACACCGAGGTCCAGTGCCGGGTCTACATGGACATCTTTGATACCCCATACTGGGATGTCGCCACACTGTTTGGGCTCGATGACTTCAGGATCTATCGAATCCACAACGACCAGGGCCTCATCGACGACATCTTGGATATCTGCGAAGGCTGGTTCTCGAAGCACGTCACTGGAGAGACGCCACCGCTCATGGACGGCAGCGCGCGCGCAAAAGAGGCCATCTCCAAGATGCACCCGAGAGAGTCGTCAGACACCCTGAGAAGCCCGACCGGGCACGAGTTGGACATACACAAAGAGCTTCTCAATGTTCGAGCCGAGCACAAGTCCCTGAGCACTCGAAAGCTAAAGCTCGAGAATCAACTTAGAGAGGCCATTGCAGACGATATTGGCATCGAGGGCGTAGCAACCTGGAAGGCCTCAAAGGACCGCAAGAGGTTTGACTCGAACGCCTTCAAGGAAGCCGAGCCAGAGCTTTACGATAAATACACGACGACTGAGCCGGGTGCCCGCACCTTGCGGCTCATAGGGGAGAGCAAATGACTACGGCGATGACGCACCAAGAGAACCTCACAACGCTCCAGGGATACCTGGTGAAAAAGAAGGACGTGCTCGTTCGCATCGCGCCAAAGGGCTCCGACGTGGAACGAATCATGCGCGTTGCGCTCTTCGAGGCAGCCAAGAATGAGAAGCTGGCGCAGTGTACGCCGGTCTCGGTCTACCTGAGCCTCGCAAAGGCCTGCGAGCTAGACTTGGTTGCAGGCGGCGTTCTGCATCGGTGCTCCCTGGTTCCGCGCTGGAACAAGGGCAAGAAGGGCTTTGAGGCCGACCTGATGATCGAGTACACCGGGCTGATGGACCTCGTGCGGCGCTCAGGGGAAGTCAAGAACTTCACCGCCCGCTGCGTCAGGGAGAACGAAGTCTTCAAGCATACGTTTAGCCTAGAGCAAGGTGAGACGCTGATTCACGAGCCCTGCTACGACAACGAGCCAGGAAACCTCAAGATGGTGTACGCCGTCTGCGAGTTCAAGGACGGCTCCAAGCAGGTGGAGGTAATGCGCAGAGACCAGGTCGAGGCCGTCAAACGATGCTCTCGCTACTCTGACCAGGGGCCGTGGGCGGAGCACACTGAAGAGATGTGGCGGAAGACCGTCATTCGACGGATCTGCAAGTACTTGCCGCTGACCCCACAGGCCAAGGCAGTACTTGAGCACGACATCAACGTCGAGTATGGAGATGGGGCGGATCCGTTCATGAGTCCGGAAGTAGAGAAAGACCTATCGGCGCGGCCCAGCAGGGACACCTCAGGAGTGATTGATGTATCATCAGATGATGACTTCGATCCAATCAGCGTATTTGAGGCAGACGACAAGGAACGTGCTACTCAACCAAAGAGCCGCGCAAGCGCAGCCATCAAAAACGCCAAGGCGAACCAGGAAAAGGAGTAAACCGTGTCATCACTGATTGATCAGGTAGAAAGCAAAAAGGGGTACCGAGGGAGCCAGGAGGATGTCGAGCCCGAAGACAAGAAGCTCATGCAATCCTCTGAGCTTGTCAGCATCGCAAGCGACATCTGCGAGCGCAACAGCATCGAAGCAAAGCAGCGCAAGCGGTGGGCCAAGCACCGCAAGCGGCTGCACGACGTGTACTGGCCCCTGGGCTCAATCCTGGGCAAGTGCAACACCAAGAACTTTACCGGCATCATTGCGGCCTCTCTCGATCACTTTGACAAGACATGCAAGCACGTCCAGCCGAACGGCGAGTGGAAGATTTGCGACTATGAGGTGGACATCCGCGACTCAAAGGATGGGGAGCGCATAGTCATGGCCGTGCAGTTCGTTGACGCGCTCAACAAGCCAGACCTCAACTACCACAACGGTCAACCGGCGGTGAGCGTGAACATCACGGCCCCAGCCATCCCAGATGAGCTTGTATCTGCGCTCAAGGAGCGCGGCAGCGGTGACGATGAACTCAAGGACCTGCTCAAGCAGTTCGTTGGCGTCATGGCTCAGAAGGAGATGAGCAAGGTCAGTGAAGAGACACCTGCAGTCATCGAGGAACAGGCATGATCAACAAGGCAATCCTTCTCGGAAACCTCTGCGCAGACCCAGAGGTCAAGCCACTGCCCTCCGGGACCACCGTGGCAAACATGCGCCTGGCCACCAACAGCCGGCGCAAGGTTGGCGACCAGTGGGAGGACGTTGCGGAGTTCCACAACGTCGTCGCCTTCGGCAAGACCGCAGAGAACGTCGGCAAGTACTGCGCCAAGGGAAAGCAGTTGTTCATCGAGGGCCGCATCCAGACCAGGAAGTGGCAGGACAAGGACGGCCGCGACCGCTACAGCACAGAGATTGTGGCCGACCAGGTCCGGTTCCTGGGCGGCGCAGAGCAGCGCCAGGAGCACACAGCAGCAGCGCCAGCGCCAAGCAATGGTGGACAGCAGAGGCCGGCGGACGACATCCCGTTCTAATGGGTGAGCCCCCGGATGATATTCTAGAGCGCCTCTCTGAGGCCAACCCAGACGCCGTGCTGTGGGACGGCTTTGATAAGGCCGTCGTAGGCATTGGCGCCCGGGTCAACCTTGGCCCCGTCGCCATCTACGACCGAGAGAAGTGCATCAAGGTCCTAACAGCGCAGGGCCTGTCTCGAGAAGATGCAGAGGAGTACTTCAGCTACAACGTAGAGGGCGCATACGTCGGTGAGTACACGCCAATCATTGGGGTGTAGCGCAACTGGCAGCGCACCTGGTTGTTACCCAGGAGGTTGTTGGTTCGAGTCCAACCGCCCCAGCCATCTCCCCACTCACCTCGTCCATGCCGCCGAAGCTTCATCGAAAGGGCGAGAGGCCCAGTCGGACCCAGTCGGGCGAGGTGGGTGGGACTTCCGTGGCTGAGCTATGGCCGCCAAAGCAATTGCCGTTATTCGGCCCCAGGTGGGTCCTAAGCGGCTCCAGATGCACAGCGCCGGGGTGTGGGCGCATTCGCCAAGCTGTGGCGCTGCTGGGCAGCCCAGTGGGCGAGAACAACGGTCCGCAGGGCGGGTGGAGATGCGAGGGCGGGCACGAGGGCTGGATCTGGCCAAACAACTGCGAATTCCCCGCCCCACGAGTTACGGAGCCTGGCTAACGTCCAATAGGACGTAAGCGCTGGTGTGAAGTGCCTCACTGCTGGGATGGGCCTGGTGGTGGGGTGGCTTTGCGCCTCCCGTGGATTGAGCCCCGTTCAGGTGTCACGGCCTGGGCGGGGTTTATCCGTCCTTGTTCTCGATCATCTTGGCGATGTCTTTCTTGAGCTTGTCCTCTTCCTTGCTCTTGATGATCGCGTCGAGCTTCGCCGTCTGATCTGTCAGTTGAGTAGCAATCGTGTCCGTCATCTGGTCAATGCGCTTCTGGGCAAACCAGTTGGTGACGATCAGGTAGATGGCAAAGATGCCCATCGCTCCGTACTCCAGCAGTGCGGTGACTACGCTGCTGGCGCTATCGGCTACGGCTTGCTCTTCCATTAGAAGCTTGGCTCATCAATGAGCGTATAGGTGAACGTCTCGCCCCAAAGCTCGGCAGACCTCTTCACGAGCTTCATGAACTGCCGGAAGTCGTATTCGTTGGCAAAGACCTGGCAGCCGGCGCTCCACTTGTTGACTTGAGTAGACTGAGCCCCAGCCTTGTGTATGTTGATCCCGAAGTACCCCTCGTCAACACTCTCTGGATCCATGTCCAGGACTTCGTCCTTGTTGGCGTCCCGGTAAACCTTGACCGAGCCGCCACGCTGAACCAGGGCATCGTATTGGCCGCGATGCTTTCCTATTTTGTAGGCGCCCCTGTACTGCCCAGGAACGAGGATTGCAGTCCCGTTCACATTGCTTGGATTGTCTAACCAGTACCGCCCAGGGTCCGTAGTGCAGTTCCAGGTTCGCGTTACCCAGCCCTCATCGTCCTTGTAGGCCAGACAGATGCGGTCATCGAAGCAGTTGGCGCGGCTTTCCTTGGACCGTATGCCGATGATGTTGACGTTGTACGCGCCGTTCTCGAATACAGCGTGACCCAGCGAGTCAACGACATCGAGCAGCACAGGCCTCATCTACATCTCGCATTCGTCGCCTGGCATATAGCATTTTGGTTGATCATCAGAGACTTCACGTCATCTGCCACAGCCGCCTGAGTAGTCTCCAAACGCTCTATCCGGGTATCATCGTGAGCTTCTGGATTGGCTACGTGGACGATGACCTGGGTTGTCTGCTCATCCAACGTGGTCTTAATCTGGGAGACATTGTCCGACACCGACTGTAGGCTCCACCATCCACCGCCCGCCAGGAAGACGAGGGTGGAGATCCAGATGACCAGCTTTGCGTCGATTTGCTTCATCTTACTGCCCCTGAGCCATATTGATAAGCAGCGCTGAGGCCAACAGCAACCACGCCGACCGTTACCAGCGTTTCCAGTCTACCAAACCACCGCTGTGTTCCTGGTCTTTCAAGGAATGGTAGAGGCTCAGATTCCTCTTCGAGCCTCGCCTTATACCAATCACGCTCTCTGACCAGTTCCGCTGTGTCAATCCTGTAGCGATCCGATACAGCCTTGCCCCAGACCTCCAGGTTCAGCAGGTCGGCGTACTGAGAAAGGGGGACGGCCACTGCCGAGCATGCGGAAGAACCAGACGGGGAAAGGAGCTTGAACGGCAGCGGCTGACCCCTGGTTATGGGGTAAACCATTGCGCATTCACCTGCCACCGGCTCCGGCGGGGCTGGACGCTCAATAGGGTCAGCATGCGCCAACGCGAGCAGCAACAGCATGCTCACCTGCGGCTCCTGGCGTTACCAAGTGTTGCCAGGTCCTCCTCAGGCGTCTTTCCAGACTTCGCACGCTCTATACGCTCTATGGCCTCGTCAAACGTCTCCTGGACCACGCCTTGCGCGGCAGGGACAACGGGATTTGCGGGAGCCTCTGTCTCTGGCTTCTTTTTTCGAATGGACAGCCTGATTGTAAAAAACGCAAGCACCGCAACAACGAGTGCGCTGACGGCCGGTACGAATAACTCTTCCATCATGACGCCATTATGCGGACCTGGACCGCGTTTGATGGGCTTGTCCCGCTACTGGTTGCTGCCCCTGTAGTACACCAGATCGATACCCCAGAGGCATACGCGTGGCCAGACGGCAGGCTATACGTCGCCACGGTAGCCCCGGCAGCGTAGAAAACCAAACCAGGCACTGTCGATCCTGGCGTAGCCGAGGATGCGTCTGCGATCTTCAGGTAGGCCGTTGTGGTGTTCTTTGAGTTGTCGATCTGGACCATGTAGATGCTACCGGTGGTTGCTGCGGTGACGTTGTCTCCATCAGCATCGTCACTCGCATCCGCAGACGAATCAAACACCAGCTTGGTGGCAAGCGCCGTAGGGTTCGAGATCGTGTAAACAGCCATTCTGTAGCCTCACTCAGTGGTAAGCGCGATGAGTGGAGAGTATGTTTTTGTTGCCGTCTCTTCGGTGGAAGCGGTAATACGTACAACCGATGTGCCGGCGGAGGCAGTCGTGTCGGATGTGGCTGCATTAAGTGTCGTGGCAAACGAACAAGAGGTAAATGGAATGCCCTCTGGGATGGTCCATGACTCTCTGGTGCTCCCGAGACAGCGAAGAATAATATCGGGTGCGGTAGAGCCTAAGACTGGACTGTAGCTCGAGAGATAGAGCTTGAGATAGTTGGTGTTGCTGCCGCTGGTGTTGTCGAAGTCAATCGAGTAGATCTTCCCGTTACCCGCAAAGGCGTCGGTGATCAACGAGTTGGTCGAGTCGCTCTCTACGGCCATTATGTAGCCGAGAGACCGATCAAACTTCGAGACTGTCAGTGCCATGCGGCTACTTCCTTAGCGCAGCCATGGCCTTCTCAGCCGAGTCACCTGCGATGTATGCAAGGCCAAGGTAGAGCCATTGGGTTGAATCGAGAGTGCCCATCACCAGCAACGCAGTCCCAAGAGCCAGCACAGCAAGCCGGCGCCACGAGATGCGCTTCTGTGAATCAAACAGGGAAGCGATGAGATTTTTCATTATGAACTCCTTTTACTTTCAAGCCATTGTACCAATACCAGTGCGTCAGCAGCAGAAGCAAGCGCCGCATCCCAGTGCGAAGTCTCAATGGAGAGTTCTGCCTGCACAAAGAATGTCTGGACGGATGAGTCGGCGGTAGTTGTCACAGAGTCTACCGTATCGACAATGGCATCCGCATTGGAGTTGTTGAGATCATCCTGCGTCATGCTGCACCCGTTCCTCGCCAGCCATCAATATTGTGGTTGACCATGTACCAAAACCTTACCGTGACAACTGCTGGGTCTGCGGTCCCGTTAGTGTCAACGTAACTACCAAACCATGCAAACAAGTAGACATTGTTGTCACTGCTGTAAGTGTCATTGTCGTTCCCAATCGTAGACGTGTGAGCATTTACATTTGTATTCTTGGCGTAACTGTTCCCAGACGTATCAAAGAATGTAGTGGTCACTCTACAGCTATTCGCATCAGCGTTTGAAGATCCAACCGATGGGCCGATGTACCAGTTTGATATCGCAAGGGCTGGCGTGTTGGATGTAAGGGCTGACGACAACACCCTTGTCTTACTTCCACTTCCTGAACTGTACCCCTGAAGACGCTTGAATCGTGGGTCTCCACCGACATCGTCATAGATTACCTGGCCAGTCGCCAAGAACTTGTTGGCTGTGCTGCTTCCGTCAATATCTGTAGCATTCTGTCCGATCCCAAAACCAAATGCTGGGTCATGCTCATTGGCGGAATCGTCAAAGTCTCCAGTGACGCTGATGAACTCACACATCGTGCGCAAGACAAACGGCTCTAAAAAGTTGACCGGAACGCCAAGCGCATCGGTCAATGGCATCTGATAGCAAGCGTAGTCAGTTGGATGCTCGCTTGAGCTTCCAATGACATCCGTTAGCGTAACCACGGTATTGCCAGTGCTCTCAACAACGCCAGAAACCATAGAGCTTGGGTCTTCAACCAAGATAAGCGGATCGCTAAGCATAAACCTGCGCCATCCATGCTTGGCATGGCTTGTCTGCTTGCCAATCAGTTGACGCGAGAAGTCTCCTGGCCGCCTATCACGCACTTCCGGTTCCTCCCCAACCATTCGACATGTCATGGGTCAACATGTACCAAAATCGACACGTCAGCGTGACCGCCGTGTTTGAGCCGTCATTTGCCCCTGCGTCCTGGTCAGCTATCGACACGTACAGGAACACCTGCGAATCAGCATTGAACCCACGGGCCGCTGAGAGTCCTTTTTGGCTGATTGTCGGGCCTTTCTCATACGGTGTGCCAGCATTTGAGTCGGCAAACGTACAGATATTTATGAGGCCATTGATGCTCTCCGCACCGCCTGAGCCGTCGCTCATGTCCGGACCGATCATATAATCAGTGACCATCAAAGGGTACCCAGTTTGATTACTGGTAGACCCCTCGGCCGTTGTGTGACCGCTACCGGTACCGCTCAGGTAGCTGTAAATCATATAAGCATTCGTCTCTATGTCTTGACTGCCAGTTGCACGGAGACGGTATCCAGCAAATACATGACGATTGGCGTCGGCAACAACCGCAGTACCTGTATAGTCGGTGGCGTTCGTGCCGATACCCATGGAGATGACTGGCCAGTTCTTGTCGTCGTTATCGGTCCGCGAGTAGTCCCCGCTAATGGAAATCATCTCGATCATCGTCCGCAGCGCGAATGGTTTACCGAGCGTGATGGCGGTGCCGTCCGGCCCAGTAAGCGGCATTGCCGCAACCCACCCCTGCGCGGGATGCTTCTTGGTTACACCAGTGGCCGAGATAGAATCAGCGAACGTGAAGACCGTGTTTCCTGTAGTCTCGACCACCGTGTCTTTGTAAGTATTCGGGTCTTCTTGCACGACTGTTGCGCCAGTAGCATAGAACTGCTGCCACCCGTCACGGTAGTACCGTGCGCGGCCCGTGGTTCTGTTGGCGATTGGCCCCAGGGCTCGTGTACTGCGAGACATTGGTTTCCTACTATGCCGTGTACCTGTTGACGTAACCAAACACGTTGAGGGCGACTACATCATTCGCGCCACCACTAACTTGATCGACAAGAGCACTTACGCGGAGTTGGTTGGTTGCTCGCCCCTTCAGTGTCCAGCCGGGGCAGACAAGGACTGTTTCTCCTGGCTGAATCTTGTGCTGTGAGAGCGTCCCAAGTTCATTTGAGAATGGGTCAGTATTGTTGTCCAGCCCACCAAAGTACAGCGACAATGTATGCGCCGACGTATGGTTGTTGGAGCACCACAGCCACACCTCGTCGTAGTTCGCCGCAGTCGCATGGCCTTCATGGATTTCTGCGTAGTCAGCATCAGTGTCCGTATCGCTAAGAGACACAGCGATACTTGTCGCAGCGGTAAGCTCGGTCCCGCTTGGAGCGAGCAGTTGTCTTGTTACAGTTGCCATGTTGAATCCTATGTAAACATCTGCATATGCAGGATGAGGCTGGAGTCGTCTGCCGCAGCACCGCCACCGCCACCGATGGTGGAATGGTCTGCTGTCACATCCATGAACTGAAGCAGGTACCAGTTGGTGCCATCGAAGCACCACTGCGTCACATCACCCGATTCGGTCACGATGTCTGCGCTACCGCCCTTGAGGTTGGTGCCTGTAACGTCGTAGGTGATGGCCGCAGTAGAGATGACCGTGATGATCTGACCGGCAACACCACCATCAAACATCGTGATGGTCTCGGTAGACGCATGGTGCTTGAACAAGTTCCCTGTAGCCACAGACGGAGTTGCATCGCCGTCAGCGAAGGTAACGAACGTCTCACTGGGCCCGGAGAACGCCGCAGAGCCCGCAACATGGAGCGTAGCGTCTGGCGTTGCAGTACCGAGGCCAACACGGTTGTTGGTGGCATCAACGGTGATGGTTGTGCCGTCTACCTGAAGGTCAGTGAGTACGAGACTCTGCCCGCCGCTAAAGAATCCACGGTTGAAGTGTCCCATGACCTACCCCTGAGAATCGTGCCAATTGAGTCTTGCTTGACCAAGCGTGCTGCTGGACATCGACGGTTTGACCCAAAGGTAAACCTTCCCAGCAGTCGTTTGCGTTGCTGGCGCACGGCAGAAAAAGTCACCAAGGGCAACAGTTGTGTGCCTTACTGTAGATGTCCCGCCAGTTGTAAGCTCGACAGCCGTAGCCGTTGCTGTCAGAGGGTCATTCCCGGTGCTGTCCCATGTTAGATAGCAAGTGACTGTATCTTCCGTACCAGAGCCAGCGCTGGTAAAGACCAAGTCCAGGTGAGAGATCGAGCAGCCACTCGGCATCGCCTTTGAGTTTGCGTCACTCGGCGACCCGCTGGTCTGCTCAGCAAGCAGAACAGCGGTGAACGCCGAGGTACTCAACGATGTCGGGGCAGTCGTATTCGTAATGAATCCCTGAGCCATGGGACCCTCCTAGTTCAGGGGTTCAGGATCAGGACGGGCTAGGCTTTGTGACTGACGCATACCAATAAGTACCGTCACAGATACACGTAGCAATCTCGTCGTTATCGACATTGACGTTCACGCCCAACTGCAACTCAGCAACCGACCCGCCTGAGTCTACGTACTTAATATCAACGCCATGCGCGGAGCCAATGTTTACAACGTGGAGAACCATCCCTGCGCACTGGCCTACCGGAGGGAGAACAAGGTCATCGTTGTTGGCATTGGTCAGAACGGTAACAACATGTCCCGTGAGTTGCTTTTCTCCAGCAGTGCTCGTCGGATTCATCTTCAGTTTGAGTTCCGTGCCGCTGAAGTCAGCGGAAACGACGGCCGTGACCCCCAGAGGCATTGGAAATACGTGGCGGCCACCGGACATTTCGGGGATCTGGGACATTTTCTACTCCATACAGGGAGGGGGTGTTGTGTGGTCGTGACAAAGATAGCACGTTCGAAAGCTTAACGGCGCGTGTAGATATCGCCCTCCTCTTCCTTTTTGATTTGGTCCTTGACGTCGTAGCTGTGCCTCCGGAGGTAGCGCGCCCACATGACGTCTTCTTGTGCGATCGGGATAGGCCGAACCCCAAAGAACGCACTCAACTCTTCTGGCCCGCTCAACTCCCCAGCACGAGGCCCAGCCAGGTCCGGCGAGATGTCTGAGGGCAGCTTGACCCGCGCAGGCCTCGGATAGTCCAGGTACCCGTGCCTCACGCCGTGCATGCGGACAGTCCGCAAGCCCTCCATCGCTATCTCAACGGCGCCGATGTTCGACCGGTCCAGGCTCTCGATGACATCCATGGAGCGCCCGAAGCCCGGTGTTTGGATCAGCCTGCGCAGGACCCACCAGTACTTTCCGTTGCGCGCGTGGTAAAAGCCGAGCCCAGGAAAATCCTCTGTGAGCGGCTCGTACATCGGCTGGTCGTCTATATCGAGGATGTCCTCGACTACCATGCCGCCGGTAAGCATGTAGTCCGCCTCAACGAAAAACGCCGGCACCCGGTTGTATTTGTCCAGGTCGCGCTCAAAGAAGATGTCCTCGTTAAACATGAACACGGGCCCCGCTTGGATCCATGGCGTGAGACGAGACATCATGCCTCTCAGGTGCTCGGTATCTCTAGCTGCCGACGTCATGGCCTCGGCGGAGCCAAGAACATCGACCCACAGGCCCACAGCGTCCGTAAACGGAAGTGGCGGCAGAATAAACATCACCTGACGATTTAGGTGTGTCTGTTTTCCAATGTCTCGGAAGTACACCGGCAACCGGCCCTTCAGGTACTCGGGCAGCACGATCTCTGGGTCTTCCTCGAGATTCACCTGTTGAATCCCACGCATCAGGCGGGCCTGGTTGATGACCCGGCTCGGGTGTGTCAACACTGTGTCCCAAAACAGATCCTGATTCTTTCGCATGTAACTGTAGAACAATATGATGTCGCGCATGGACTTGCGCTCAAAGTCGGTCAGGGCGCTGTAGTCGTAGCCAACCTTCCTGGCCAGACTGGCTGCCGCATCCGGCGATGCTCCGCGCTTTAGCTCAGAGATGAACGTGCCAACACGGAAGTAGTTATCAATAGCCGTTGCAGACTCGATCAGCGTGTCTTGCCAGCCAGAGAAGCCGCTCGTGATACGGTCGAGCACGCCGCTTGGCGTCATCTTGGCGATGTCATCCGCAATAGCGCCCACCGTCTCTATCTTGATGAAGCTCTGGTTGAGCCCATAGCGCTGAGCCATCTCAGCAAGCATGCTGGACGTGTAGATCCGGCCATCATTGGTGACGATGGCTGGCGCATTCGGGCGGTATCCGCCCTCCTTGAACAGTCTGGCCACAACCGCAAATGTCATTCGGGTTGGGAACGCGGCGGTGATTGACCGCAACAGACCTAGACCCTGGTACATCTGGAACCAGGCGCCAACCCCAACACTCACGTAGTAGGCAGCGTTCGGGATAATGATTCCGGTTGTCACTCCCATTTTGATTCTGGCTGCCGTTATCGGGTTCATGTTCCAGAGCCAGTTGACCGTCTTGCCCACAGCGCTCCAGGCAATGACATCCTTGTCGCGCTCGATCTTCTCAGCAATCTTTGGGTCTTTGAGTGGAAGCCCCCGACGCTCAGGCAGGAACTTCTTGCTGAGAGACGAGCGGCCGTAGGTGTTTCCAACGCCAGCGGCGCGATCGATCGCAGACTGTAGGTGCTCCTTTGCGGCGCTTGGTATGAATATTTCCGTGCCATCCGGGGCCGTAAAGGTCTCCCACTTTCCGCTGAACGTGCCGATACCCCAGAGATCGATGATCTCCATCGCCTTCAGGTAGGCACGCATGTCGTGCAGCTTGTCCGCCCCATCGAGGGGGCCTGGAACCCGGTCACGCTTCGGATAATTTGATGGGTCCGGCGCGTTCGGTTTAATTGTCGCCACACGCTTGCGGTTCCGCCAGAGATTTCTGGTTGATCGATCGCCAGCAAGCGTAGATGACAGGTAGTGCTTGACCCGCTCGGCATACGCGGCCTTGTCGAAGTTTGGTCCGAACTGTTTGGCGCTGTCGAGGTCGCGCACATCGAACCTGAGGTTGTACCTGGTCAGGTCCTCCAGCAGACGATTGAATTCCTGTGTGGCCTTCATTCGAATGATCATCTCAAGCATGACCTCACTCATGTCGATGCGAGACATGCGGTCTTTCTCGAGGCCCGTGTGGTACCCGCGCTGAGATACGAAGTCGATGAGTTCCTCTAGCTCCCCGTTAAAGAACCAGTGGTAAAGCTGCATCTCCTGCGGAAGCGACAGGCCAGCATAGAGCCCTGACTTCTCTGACCCAGAAATGCTCGATGCGATCTCATAGGCCTTCTCTCTAGCGACCTCAACCTTCTTGTCCAGCGCATAGTGGATGTCATCGATCGCACCGCCAAACTCGAACTGTTCAAACTCGTTTAGATCTTCAAGGGACTGCGTCCTCAGGCGCTTCTTGTAGATCTCAAGCGTATCAATGGCAATCGCAACGGGCTCCGGAAGCAAGTTACCCTCTTCCCTGAGCAGCATCTTGATCTGATCGAGGTCCGCGAAAAGCTCTTCCGTGGTGAAGTCGGCGTACTCGTCTGCGTTCGGGAACTTGTCAGGATTCTCTGAATCCCACCGACGGCGTCTGTTGTCCTCAACGCGCTTCAGATCCTTGAACTTGCTCCGCATATCCAAGAGCGGAGATGTCTTCGACTCATCCAGCCAGATCTTGCTCGGATGAATTGGCCATTCGAGGGACTCGCGAAGCTCATTGATGATCTTTGCGTGGATCCGCTGCTCCGTTGGGCCCTCGTGGCCAGGTTCTGCGCGCGCGGCGCGTGCGATCTCACGAGCACGGCGCCTCACCCAATCTGGAGCATCCGCCATCCTGCGGGCCCCGCCCTGGAGAAGGGTCCTAACGATTGGATCAATCTGTGACAGTTCTTCGCCCAGGCTGAACCACGAGCGAATCCAATCCCTGCTTCCCTCAACGACTCTCCACCGCTTGTCGTCGGCAAGATTGTTTACCGCGCTCTTGAACATGTTCCAGACCGCATAGCCCATGGACGGCGAGATCCTCTCGCTGTACCCGGTCTTCCTGGAGCCAGCGCCGGCAACGACGTCATTCATGACCTCAAGCGCATTGTTATACTCTGTCGGGGTCGGCCGAGAGTAGTCGTAGTCAGGCTCAAGCATCCGGGCGTAGATGATGTTGCCCATGGGCTCGCCAGCCATATCCTCAACCATGCGCTTGAATCCGGCGGCCTGGGCCTCATTCAACTCATAGACCTCAAACTCAACGCCGTCTCGAACCTCGGTCGTTACCAGTTTGGCGACCTCCTTCGGATGTAATTGCATGTAGTAGATTGTACGGTCGCGAACCTGCTTATCAATACTCTTGAGACGGCTCGCCGGGACGTGGCTTCTGACTGTGATTCCGACAAGCTCCGTCGGCCCGGATAGCTTTCGTATCTGTTCAGTAGCAACATACGCGTACATCTTTGAGAACAGATCAATCGCGTCAACCTCGGTAACATCCTCGGGTAAGTCCATGGCCTGGCGCAAGTGCAGCTCTCTGGTATCGATGCGCTCCCAACTCATCTTCTGCTGAGCCTTCCTGGTGCCACCTTCATTCCAGCGCCTGCCCATGTCAGCATCAAGGTTCACGCGAGGCATCCTGGCTTCACGGGATGCCGCAACCAGTCCAACAGCCCCGGCTGCAGCAACATCGGTGGGCCGGAAGTACGCATCAAAGAGATCGACCATCCGGCCAGAGAGGACATCTGGTTGGTTCCGTACACGCAGCCAGTAATCCTGCATCGTGCGGTAAAGCTCTACAAACTTGCGCCGCACCGGTCCGCCCGGCCCGATTCTGGTAAGCAAGAACCACTTCCAGGCCTCTGCGATCTGTTCTGATGCCTCAGGTGTAAGTCGGCGGCCAGGAAACTCCCACCAGCCCATGCCGGCAATCAGATCCTGCTCGATCAGTTCGGGATACACCTTGGTCGGGTAGTGCGAATACAGGTCATCTCGCCACTGCGCTCCCAGGATGGCCTCTAACAGGTGTCCGTTTTCGTGGAACAGAACACCAATGTCGCCAGTCTTGAACATGCGAATAAGCAGGTCGCCAGTCGTCTGATCGATCTCAAAGGCTCCGCGTGGCGCCTCAGGATCACCGCTGAACATGATTCTGTGCCCCACGCCCGGCTCGTGACTGTACAGCCGCACCTCTGGATCCAGTGATGTCTTCCCGGCATTCCTGAAGAAATGCAACTCAGCCAGTTCCCGCCGAAGCTCCATCAGCGCAGCGGCAGACTGTCCAGGTATTGAGCTTGCGCCAGGGGCCACGGTCATCTCTGGCTCATAGTACCGACGGATCTGGTCCCACCTGAGCCACTGCGCGCCAAACGTGGACAGTCCAGCGTCCTTGGCCGTCGGGTCATTTCTGATGACGTTCACAGCCCTGGTATACGCATCAGTCGTGACACGCGCCTCGCCATCCTTGATTGCCTGGACCAGCGGATGGTCTGGGTACAGCTTGTCCCACTTGGTGACGGCTCGCTGGACGTTAAGCAGCGACTCTGCCCGCTCTACGCCCCTGCCAAGCCTGCGCATGTCCTTGGCCCCAACTCCAGCCGTTCTGCCAGCACTAAGCGCGGCGCGAGCCATTGTCAGTTCTTTCCGGCGAGCACCAACATCAATCTCAATTCCACGCGCGCGGACCTTCACTGGCCTTGGCGCCAACGTGGCCTGAGTGCGCGCAACCCAGTCGCTGCTGTAGTTCTCAAAGTAGTCCTTGAAGTCCACGTCCTGGCGCGTGGCGATGGTCTGCTTTGACGCGCCAACACCAGGATCGCTCTCTCCGCGACCCTGCTTCCACATCTTGTACCAGTCACGAACGCGCTTGCTTGCATCAGGGATGATGCTTCGCCAGTACTTGCGGATCATGTGAACGTCGATGGCGGCAACATTCGAATTCGCTGGGTCTGTCAACGAAAGCGCGAATGAAGAGGTCTTTGTGCCCATCCCCCGAGTGCTCGACTGTACACGCATGATGAACTCATCAAACATCTCGTCTGGGTGCGGCTCGAACCACAGATACTGCTGCTTGCCTGACTCCACGCGGGCGAGATCTTCATCGAAGGCGACTAAGAGATCCGCAATCAAGCGCGGATCGATCTGGCTTCTGGCAACGAAGCCCTCCGTTAGCCTGGCAACTGGCGATGATGGAATGAACTCACCAGCGGTGTACCTCAGGAACTCGCGAAGGCTCTCGTACTCCAACTCCCGACGCTTAATGCCGGCCTCAGACTGCTTGATCCGCTTGCGGATAGAGGTCTTGCGGGCCTTGGCTTTCTCGGTCTTGAGCAGCGCCTTGTCAGCGTCGATGTCCTGGCGCGCAGTGTCCATCTCAAGCTCAATGCGGTCCATCCTGCCGATGACATCCACTCTGGCATCCCTGTATGCCTTCTCGTTGAGCTTCTTGAGTGTGTCCCATTCCCAGGCCTGGAACGGCGTCCCCGGCTCCCACCACTTGCGGAATCCGCCACCACGGACTTCAGCAAGGATGCCCTTGTGGATGTACTTGGCGTCCGCCTTTGAGCCCGCAGTGATGGCGAGCCCCACGAGGTACTGGGCCTCCTCTCTGCTCAGGTCTTCGTAGATTGCCCTGGCCTCGTCCAGGTACGCGTCAATCACAGACTCGCCGTACACAGCTTCACCACGGCCGACCAGTTGCTCGGCCGCATCTCTGGGCAGACCTACTTCAACGTATACCTTCGACAGGGCGTCCAGGTCCTGCCCCTCCAGTTCCTCCGGGGTAAACCGGCGGACGTCTTTCGCTCGGTTTTCAAACCATGCCCGCTTGCGGCCTCGAGACTCGCGGATCAGGTTCGCCGTTTGCTTCAACTGCGCACGAGTACGTGGCCGGATGGCTGCAGTCAGTAGCTGATTCTCGGTGATATTGGTCCCAGCGCTCGTCATTGCAAGGATGAGGATTCCAAGCTGATCGACGGCATGCACATTGAGCCGGTCCAGGTAGGCCTGGCTGGGCGTGGCTCCGGCTTCAGGCGCTTCTGGCCTGTATTTGGTCGTCCCCATTGAGTTTAGGTGCTTGCGGTAGAGGGCGATCGTCAGGTCTTCGTAGGCCTCTGACGCGGCGCGCATCACCGCCGCGATGTCCGCGTTGCTGTAGACCCGGTCCTCAGGCATCGTGAAGCCAAGAGCCTCATCGATGATGTCCTCTGGAATCCCGGCGGACTTGTAGATCTTCCGCAGACGAGACGCATCCTTGCCCGGCATGTTCTCGATGTCCTGCAGATTGAACTTCGGATCCAACATGATAGGGCGTCTGGTGACGTAATCGAGATCCGGGAACGAGAATGTACCCTCCGTTCCTCCCGGAACCAGCGCAACTGAGCGGTCTGTACGAACGAATCTTACGTTGAAGCTGATGGATCGAGGCGGACCATTGGGGTCATCCGGCAGCGAAAGCTCAAGCTCGACCTTCTGGCTGACCACCTTGAGTGCTGCCACCTTGTCCGGCTGCAGCCTCTTCTTTGCCTCGTCGATGGCGTCTTTGGAGAGTCCAGACTGGTCCAGGCGCTGCCCAATGGCCTTGCCCACAGCCTCGTGGGGCTTCCCGCCCTCAATGTCGAGGTGCCGGCCAAGCTCTGGCGTCAGGTCTCTGACGACTTCGGAGTGTCTAGCTGGGGTTGGGTCAGGAAGACGCTCGCCGTCAGTTCCCCGGCCTGGGGCGCCTTTATCAGAGGCTCCACGGTTCGCGGTTTGGCTTCTGGCAAGGTTTGAACCTTTAACGCCTTCCTCCAGGCTGACGTCAAATCCTGCTCGACTCGTGTGCCTGATGTCTTCTGCTTGGAGCCCTTCCGAGATGGCATCGTCATACCCCTTGATTTCATAGGCCCCATGGGCTCTTCCACCCTCTGGAGCGTTCACATAAATGTTCTCACGGATGTGGCCAGCGGCAACAGTTCCGAGACCGTTGGCCTCCGCGAAGTCGCTAAGCGCAGCAACTGCGTGCCGGGTGATCGTCAAAAACTCGGCCGGGCTGACCGGTCGCGAGGACATCTCGGGCAGATAGACCAGTTCGATGCTATCAGCGCTCCTGGCGAGCGCGATCCCTGCCTGCTCAAGCTCAGCAACCCGAAGGAAGTCAGCCAGTTCCGGGCGGGCCATGATTCGATCGTTTAGCTCGATGCGCATGGTCGGAGCGCGGGGCCCACCATCCGGCCCATTGAACAGCAGGTCGGCAACAGTCTCAGCGGAAATCGGCGCGCTGACGTCATCTAGGTAGCCCTCTGGCAGGTCAGACGAGCCCGTTGACTCGCGAATGACCAGTGACTCCTGCTTGTAGGCCTTGCTGAACTGGGACAATCGTCCACGGATCATCGTGAGATCACCGCCCAGTTCCAACTGCACGAACGGCTGGCCAGGCTCTCCACCCCATCCAGGAAGCCCACCCTCATCGAGATCTGGGCCCCTCACGCCACCAAGCTGGATATCATCCGGATGCGCATTCTCGGTCAGAACGCGGTTCAGGTCCGGCTTGAAGATGTTGTAGACCTCGGTGAGCACCTGGTCCAGTTCCGCGTGGATTGAATCCCGCGCGTTTAGCTGCATCTCGGTATAGCGCCCGCCCTGCTTTGTCCTGGCCTGCTCATCGAGCTTCTTGAGGTCTCTGAGGAGCGCCCTGTACCGGCTGTACCGAATACCAACCTCAGGAAACTCGCCGCGAGCCCCGCTGATGCCCACCAGCAGCCGGCTGGGTCCACGGCTTTCGACCGGCGGCTTCATCATTCCAGGCTCAACACCGTAGCGTGTGGCAAACTCGAGAGCGTTCTCTGCTGGCACCTGAACCGGTACAGTTGTCTCTCCCTGGTCTCGCAGTGCGGCGAACCGGTGTCTCCCGTCAGAGAACCCAACGGGCTTCTCGGCATCTGGACCCAACGAGACCCGTGGAACCTCAATGGGCTGTCCGCTTCGGGCAAACGCCAGGAAGCGATCGAGCTTGGCGATGCTGGCCTTGCCCTTTCCGCTTGTGGCGTCGATGTCCTCTCGCCTGGGGACGTAGAAGCCGCTGTCCTTGGCCCAGTCGGCGTCCAGCTTGGCTACGTCGGCATGGATGGTTCGATAGCCGCCATCGTGGGCGCGCTCCAGGTAGGTGAGACCGACGCGCTCAGCCTCCGCAACACCAGGGCGGGCAAACTCAGGCTCTATGCGAGAGGCGCGAACAGCCCATGCGCGAACTCCCTCATCCAGATAATCATCCAGCTTCTTCAGGGCTCTCCCCGCGTCCTCAAATCGAAACTCGCCAAGAGCTACCGCAGCGTCATTTGCCAGTCGTTGAACCTCGTTGTAGACCGGAATCTTGCGGTGTTCGTCGGCATACTCCTGACCCAAACGACGAAGCTCTGCTTCAACATCTGCCCATTTATCTGACCGTGCGCCAGCCGCAACTTCCCGGGCATGTTGACTCTTCATGCCATCAAGGAGCGAGTAAGGTTTACCTCGATGCGTGAGAAAGCCGCCTATTTGCTCGGCCATGCCGTGAATCTTGCCGCGTATCGTGCCATAGCCGCGTTGTTTCTCGTCGCCCTTTTTCCCCATCCGATGAAGCAAATCACCAATATGCTCTACTTGGTGACCATACTCGGGCACGCGAACGTCAGATTCGCGAATACGCATCGCCGCTTGTTCTGGCCCCTCATAGCGCTGAACGTCCGACATAGCCTTAAACGCTTCGTTGATTTCCTCTGGAGTCTCAGGCAGCTTCGCCGCAGCCGGGGCCTCAGGCTCTACGCCTCGGGGCCGGATGACGTTGGAGTAGATGATGTCTGCAGCAGTTGGCTCAGGCTCTCTGGGTCCAGGCTCTGCACCTCGCTCAGGGCCTCCTTCCACTTGCTCGAGTCGTCCCCGTGGCGCTCCACCGTCATCACCCTTTGCTCCAGGTAGCCGATCACGAACTCCTGCTCGTCCTTCAGCGGGGAGTTTTTCTCCGGGCTCCAGAGACTTTGCAACATTTTTCGTACCAAACTGTTCATAAGAATCCCTCAGGGCTTTGTAGTCGTCCCAGTGCTCATCGAGCACGCGGCGCATGGCGCGCTTGATCGGCTCCTCCACCTCAAGGTCGGCAAGCCGTGTGTGTATGTTTATCTCTTCTCTGACAAACGGATCGCCGTGCCCCGATTTCCTCATGTGGGTAGCCTCGTGGATCAGGACAGACCACCACGCGCCCACGACACCTTTGTCGGATTTCGCGACGTTCATCAGCGGGTTCAAGAAAAACGCCCTGTACGGAACCCTGATATGAACGCCTTCGTAGGTTTTGTCGAGAGAGATACCGCTGGCGTAAGGCTTCATGGGGTCGCTTAGACCCCCGTACCCAGGAACCTTCGCCATGCGCTCCTTGAACTCAACAATAATGCTGCCGATTTTGGCAAGCATTGGCTCTGCGGATTCCGGGATTTCAAGGGTCGTGTTGTTATGAAACAGCGGCCTTTTGGGGTCAACAGCGACTGTGTCAATGAAGTCCTTCGCAGTCTTAAACTCTTTTTTGGCCTCAAAGCTTTCTGCAATCTGGCGCTCCGATGTCTTTACCTCTCCCTCGCTAATCCTGATGGCCGGCTTCATCCCCGCCATGATCTCTTCAATCTCAACGCTTCTTTCGAGCTTCCTGGTCTCAGGAAGAAATCGCGGCTGAACCTGCTCTCCGCCGGCCATCAGGTCATCGAGGTTCACCCTCTCCATCGGTATAGCGGTCTTAAAGACATCTGATGTTTCTGCGGCCTCAAGCCCGTGGCCGTACTCCGCGAGGAAACCTTCCATCGCTTGGATGTCGGCCAGGATTGTACTCCTATACTCCTCCCTGGTCATATTGAAGGGGTAGGAACCATCGATGGTATCGACGTTCGGCTTTACATCAAAAATAAGGTGGTACGGCAAGGTGCCCATGAGTGGAAGTGAGGCACGGTCGAATTGCCAAACGCCAGCGGATAGGACCTGCCTGCTCGTCCACGAGATTTTGTCGAGCTTCGTATTGCCCACATAAATATCAGCCTCGCCCCAATCAAACGTGGCGGTAGTCCAGAGCTTGAACTCGTCGGCATCAAAATCACGCCCTAGAACCTTGCCGGGATCTCTGGTGGTTACCACTACGTCGCCTTCCCCCCAGTTTTCACGAGTGACATGGTGCTCCCTGATTTGAACATCACCAATCAACGGCTTGGTAAAAAACGGAGTAGTGTCGCCATCGATTGACGGAAGTTGGACCTCCGCCTTGTACTCATGCGACTTTCCAGCGTATTCGACGTACTCATCAAACGCCCAAGCCTTTACGCTCGTTCCGTTTGGCTCTGTCGTTTGCGTTGTCTTGATCTTGATCTTCCCAGACAGGATTATGTCTGGCGTGACCCTTGCTACAGTCTTTTGGCCATTGCGAACTGTGACAAGCTCAAGCGCTCTGGAGCCAAACAAAAAACCCATCTTGGCTTTACCGTACCCGCCAGAGCGTCTGCCTGGTGGAAGGTCGCCCTTGTAGCTCCCTGACGCGGTAAAGAACGCATCCTTGACAACATCGCGCAGCATTCCGCTTCCGTTGTCGGCCACAGTGATACTTCGGTCGTTGTGGTCAATGGTGACATCGATCCTGCCCTCACCCGGTGACATCTCGCCCAGATACATGGACCCATCAACGCCATCCCAAGCGTTCTGGACAAGTTCCTTGATTGTGACATCGGCCCAGCCCGCCTTATACATGTTGAGGCCTTCTTGCTGGGATTGGCGCTCAATGTCGTTCTTAAACGCAATCGTCTCTTCAATTCCACCTTCCGGCAGTTCTTCAACCTGACCCGTTCCCTCGTATTTTATTTGGTCAAGCTGAGCGGCAATTTCAGCAACCTTGCGCTCCTGGGCAAGGGCCCACCATGGCGGTCTCCTTTGGGGTAGCTTGGAGTGGACCATTTCAGCCACCATGCCCCAAGTCTCGTCGTCAACGTCCTTGTATAGGTGTCGGTGACCGTTGATATGGTCCTCAAACTCGGTCAGATTATCAGTCAACGAGTACTCGTAGGCCTCGCCTGCTGATACAATCTCGCGCACGATTGAATCAGCAAAATGGTCGGCAAGCTCCTCGCCACCCTCAAGCGCCTCGATTCTGGTCAAGACCGCAGAGCGCGCGACTTCGTCTCGAAGTTGATTCAGGTACCAGTCGAACCGTTCCGGGCCTTCGAACCGGGGATCCAAGACTTCAGCGCGCGGGATTTCAGACTCGGGGATGATCTCACGAACCTTGTCCAGCACACGCTCCGAAAATGGGGTCCACGTTCCCCTATACATGCCAACGTCATCAAAGTCGTAATTAATGGTTGTCTCGGGGTTGTCCGGATACCAGCCATCAAGCTGATTAGAAACATGATCCTCAATGCTCCGACCAGCTTGCTCAGGGTGATGGTGCACCGCGCTTCGGATATTCATCGCAAAATCGTCCGCAACACTATCGGCATCGCGCTTCTCACCCTCGGAGAGGGGCCGGCGGACATGTCGGGGCAACTCAGACTCGGGGATGATCTCACGAACCTTGTCCAGCACAAGCTCCGCAAATGGGGTGTACCTTCTCCCAGGGCCGGGCTCGAAGAGCGCCGCATAGCCACCTTGAAACACCTCCGCCTCATCAATAACCCACGATGCTACGCCCTCTAAGGTCGGACTCTGTAGATGCTTTGGCTCATATCTCATGTAGGCCCTGATAACTTCCACGACCTGATCGGCAGCGAACGTGGCCAACTCTTCCTGGGGGTCGGGTCGGATAGCCGGCTCTGGGGCCTCAGGCTCAGGCGCCTCGTCCACCTTCTTGCCGAACATGTCCTTCTGGATGGACTCAGCGTCTGGCGCTTCCGCTATTCGTTTTCCTGCTCCGGCAAGCTCTTCACGGTACCCCTCAAGCTCCCGAGAAATGGCTCCAATATCAGATTGTGCTCTAAGTCCAGGCTGAGAAGCACCCCCTGCACTCGTTCTGCGGAATCTTGCGTTGATTCCGGCCTCTTCGAGGACATCTTCATAGTTTTCAACAACTCTTTCGCTGATTCTTTGCTTAAAAGCTTCTGCGTCATATGCCGACTCCCCGCCTATATGTTTCTCCAGCCTGCCAGGATCATAACCACGCCGCCCAATTATGCCTGAAAAATACTCTACCGCGACCTCGCGAAACCTTACGGCCCTCTCCCGACTGCCTGTGGCCGCCTCGATGTCGTCTGCGTACAGGTGGATTGCCTGCATGAGCCCAACGTTTCTAGCTTCAGTGAGCGAGGCATCCATCTGCTGAACTACGCCTGAGGCCGCAAACTCGTTCCATCCACCAATGGCACCTTTATCTCTGACTCTCTCAGCAAGGTTCCAGTCAGGGCCCCAACCAGCCTCTCCCGCTGGCCGGTCAAGTACAAAGCCTATACCGTCCGGCGCACCAATCGCCCGAATCGAGGCGGAATCCCCAAGCATGCCTCCTACAATATCGCCAGGGCTGGGCGGGGTACCTGTTGGGTGTACGTGGGTAAAGATTAGGTTTTGATGCAACGATGAGCGGATGTAGTCCTCTGGCTCCAGCGGAACGTGGGATACCTCACCGCGTCGGCGGCCTACCTGTTTCCCGCTTAAGGCATCAACCCAAGCGCCGTGTTCCATCTCTGAGCCAATGAGCGCACCCTCAAGCTCGCCAAGGTCCATGTCTGCGGTAATGGGTCCGACAGATGGCTCATCATAGTCGAGTGGGCTCTTTTCAAATTTGGGGTCCATGGCCCTGGGGAGCTTTGCGGGATCTCCGCCGAAGCGCCCTAACTGCATCGCGCTGTAGACCAGGGCCATACCTGCCTGGTTGTGCAGTGGAAGCTCAGCAAATCCAAGCTCTTCAAGCTTGGACTGGAAAGCCGGAGAGTCAATCTCGATACCCAATCTTTCGCCAAGCCTAAGGATCGAGTGCATGTCCAGGGTGTGCATGAACGAGAGCGATTCTTCGGCAACAGGCGCGGCGGGCTTTTCAGCAGTCCGCTTAGCGAATTCATAATCACGAAGAATGGCAATTTCGGCATCAAAGGCATCTGCAGCAGCATCACCCATATTGGCGCGAATAGCTTGGCTAAGACCGGTCCGCACCTGTTCGTGCTCGACCTTAGTTTCTTTCCCGTATCTCGTTGCTCTGGTGGTAACCTCAAACACTTCGCCTTCAGGCGAAAACTCACGATCAATGATCCCCTCGCCGACTCTTTCGTGCTCTGAGCGCGCCTTCGCTATTGCCACACGCTCTGCTTCAGTCTTTCCGGCTGTAGGTGGGGGAAGCTCCGGAACTTCCGGAGCGGCGGCAGTAGGCTCCCCAGCATGCACCCGGCCAAGAGTCTCAGCGCCGACGCTCCGCACCTCAGGATGGATTCCGCTGTACCTGGCGTTCGGGCCAGGTGTGCCACCAACCAAATGCCGCACCTTGTTGAAGTAATCTTCGGGGGTCTTGATTGATGGAAGCTTGGGGTCCTGAGCGAACCGCATGCCCTCGATCTCCATCAGCGCCATGTACAGGCCAACGTGATCTTGCTCAATAATCCCCTCTTCCGAGAGCTTCCGAATCTGCTCGAATACTGCATTATAGCCCTCTCCTGCCCTAAGACCGCGCGCAGTCGGCGTGCCCCTCTCAACGATCTCGTTGACGCTGTTGATCATCGAGCCGAAGGTCTGCCGCGAGACCCCCATGACCAAATCCTCAAGCGCTTCGTACCCGCCCTCAACGCCAAGCCGGCCAGCCACAACCTCAAGCTGACTTCTGATCAGCTTCTGCATGGGCGACTTGTGGATGTTCCCCGAGAGAACCGACTCTTTGATCATCGCCATGATGACGTGATTGGATACAGAATATGAGTCCGCGTACTTGGGCGCCTTGTCTGTGCCGTAAACCAGCTTGTGGTACATCCTGTACGCAGGCGGCGAGGCCATGGCCATGTACATCTTGGTGCGGGGCACCCCTTTTGGGATCAACCTGCGTGGGATGGTCGCCATCCGATGTGCAGACATGCCGGCAGAGATCGGTACAGCCGCGCTGAACTCTTCCCAGGGGAAGATCCAATCGAGCAATACCGCCAGGTTCTGTGTGACTGCGTACTTCGTTGATCTGCGATCCCAGCCTGCGCGGTGCGCCAGCGCCATCTGGTTCCAGGTCAATCCTCCAGAACCAGATGCGACCGCAGCAAAGACCCGGTCCAGGTACGCTGAGCCGATAGTGCGGATGCCGAGACCATAGGCGAAGTCAATGCCGGCCGGCGTGATGTAGGGGATTGGGGCCTCAAGCCAGAGTTCCTGGAGCCCCATGATCACCCGCATGGTACGACCGAAGTTGCTCTCTACAACATTGACTGCGCCAACTTTCTCGTTGTCCTTGACCCGCTTGAGCATCATCTCGCCAAACGCACGCTCCATGATCTCACCGGCATGACCGCCAGTTGCGCCGCGAAGCTCGTGAGCCGCCCTCGCGGATTTCGCGATGGACTCAGGACTCGGCATTGCGTGAACAATTACTTGTTTACCGCCGCGTCTGATTCTATTGAGCAGCAACCCCGCCTCGGCCAGTTCCCAGAACGGCACCGCGTCGAGAGACTCTTGAATCTTGTCGTCATCTGCCCCGGCCTCAACCTGACCGATTGCCCGCTGCAGCGAGCGGAGATCCTCTCGATCCACCAGCAGGGGCGTCTTTAATAGGACGTTCCTCAGCGATCTCGGCTGGACCGTTGTCACCGTATTGATCTGACGCCTGACCCAGCTATCGTCCATGTCTGGCCAGGTCTCTCTAATTGCGCGCTCAACGGTGACCCGATGGTCCACATAGGCCTGCTTCGGGATGTCCACTGGAGCGAGCATCAGGTACTGATTGCGGAACTGCTCCTGGAGGAACTTCACATGATCAGGATTGGCGTCAGCTTCCTGCTGCGAAACACTGTCCTTCGCTGCCTGCACGCTGACCATGGTGTCAAAGTTCATGCCAACATCAGCCAACTCAAGCTGCCTTGACATCCGCTCTTTGTCTCCCTCGGCCCAATCCGGATCGACCTGACCGTGAAGCCAACTGTAGAGATCAAACGCCCTTGACTTGACTGATGCTCTTGTGGCCAAGGCGACCAAACCCCTCGGGGCCACCAACTGTGTCGGGGCCGCAAGCTTTCCGGGGATAAGCATGGAGTGCGCCTCTCCCTCACTGGCCTTGATTAGCGGTACTGACTCCCAGAACTCATCCTTGTCATAAGAAAATGCAACACCCGTGCCGGCATACCCCATCCCAGCGCCAAACAGCGCCGAGAAGCCGGCCCCAACAGCACCCATTGGGCCGAGGGCAGAGCCAGCAAGCATCGCGCTAGCGACTGGAGTAAGCCCACCGACTAGCCCACCAACGATCGCGCCTGTTTTAAGCTGCTCCTCAGTCGCTCTTGGGTTTTCTGGGAGGTACAGCCCCTGAGACTGGACATCTTCGAGTGGACGAGTGCCCTGGGTGCCCTCCCAACTCTCTATGGCTTGCTCACTGATGCCCATGTCGCGCATTTGAGCGTACATGCGCTGGCGCACGGTAATCATTTCCTCCATCGGCGCAGCGGGCGGCTCTCCCTCCTCTGCTTCCTTCGGCATTTGAATGACTCTGCGGCCTACGACGCGAGACAGCTTGCCTCTGGATGCCCTGCTCACCAGATCCGGATCAGGGCCCCGATAGGGTGGCAGATACTTGAACTTGTCGGACTCATGCTTGGCTAGCACGCGCGCCCGATCTGGATCGATGCCAGGGTGCGCCTGAAGGATCGAGTATTCAACATTCTGGTGGTACTCGTTGACGAGCGCCTGGTACTCGCCCAGTTCGTTGCCCGAAACAGGCTGGCGCGCGTACTCAGGGGGCTCTATCCTCGCTGGCTCAGCGGGCTTAGTGGGAGGCATTGCGTCCTCACCGCCGAACGGCTCCATGGCGCCAGACGATAGTGCGCGCTCGAGGACCTCCTCGTCGGTGACCCCGGTGTAGTCATCTCCGATGACCTCAGGCTGTTGCTCGTCTGCCATCGCAATCCCTGCCCTCAGGGAAGCATAACATCAGTCAGCAGACTGACCCCCGGATTGTTCCTGGATCATCCGCTGGATTCTGAACTGCTCGATAGCTTGCTTGAGTTGCAGCAACCTTGCGGCGTCTGCGCGGGCTGCGAATTCTTTGCGACTTAAAAGCGCCATTCCGTAGCTGTGGCGCCGGGCACTGCGTCCAAGCTCTCTTGGGGCGAGCATGGCAACATCAACGCCAAGAGCGGATATTTCATCTTCTTTTATTCCTGCGGCCTCATTCGCGAACTTCTGCGCTCTGTCCAGTTCCTTATCCTCGAAGAGTCCGAGGATATTGTGGAGTTCGGCCAAAGTGGCATCATCGATGAGTTCCAGCCTGCTTCTCAACGTCTCAAAAAAATCAGGAGGCCGGTAATCCCTTGGGTGGGCCCCGCTGGCTTCACGGATCGCGTTGATCTCACGGTAGTTTGCCGGCCTTGGAACCTGCTGAAGTAGCCGATAAGACTCATTTGGAACCGGAATAATCCGCCGATCAGCCTCGGCAGGCGTCTCAACGAGGCCCTCCCAGCTAAATCCAGGATCAATTGACATGTCCGTCAAGACCTGGACCGCATCCCTGTACGCTTCGCGGGCCGTGTCTGCCCATCTGTCTGCCTCAAAGAAGTCATCGTATGATTTTTGTAGATTGGTGTTCAGTTCAGGCTTTGGTGCCAGGGCCCTCCACTCCTCCTCGCGCTCCCTGCCGGTGGCCTTCTCTTCGTATTCCTCCATCCGCAGTCTAGCGTTGCTGAACGCAGTTGCGGCGGGAATGACGGCGGCTTCAGCTTTCTTGAAGTGCCCACGAAGTGTGTCATAAAGCTGTTTCTGCTCTACAGCGGTCTTGACACTTAACTGTTGACGCATCTCGCCAAGAAGCGTCCCAGAGTACCGCTCTTCTTTCTCTCCTTCCGGGAAGAACTCGTGCGGGTACATGGTTCCAACCTCTGACTCCGAGACTTGGTGTGGCTTCTCCTCCGAGGGGGATCCCCTTAGTGCTTCCGCTGTGGGCCCGTGCCAAGGGACAGGCCGGTCATCAAGGGCCCCCGCTTCTGGCGCATCTGGCTGATACCCTGCGTAGCGCAGAATGGTGTCAGTGAACCATTCTGAAACATCTGCTTCAGCCATCGGTGGCGTGGCGGGGGCGGCTATGGCCGGGGGCGCTTCGGCTGCCTCAACAGCAGGCTCCGGCCCCGGTGCTGGCGGCCCTTGTAGCGCCTCGTGTTCGGCCTTTGACCTATCCCACAGTTGCTGGTTGGATTGCAGCCAGGTCCGACCCTCTCTCGCGAGAACCGGATCCCCGGTAGCCTCACCCTGCGCGATCTCGAGTTCGTGAAACTTTTTCTTCGCGCCGTAGTACGTATCGGCCACACCGTACCACTGCCCGATCGTCTCTGGATCATGCCCTTGAAGGTACTCTGGATGGGTTTTGCCTTGTTCCTTCGCTAATTGTTGCAGCCCCGAAAAGGTTTCCCAGGCAGCGACCTTCTTTGTTTCCGCATCCTGAAGCCGGCTCTCTAGTGTCTTGTCAGCATCAGCATCAACATCAGCATCAGCGTCGGCATCAACGTCTGCATCGGCAGCAGGCGGAGCGGCAGGCGGAGCGGCAGGCTCGGCAGCAGGCGGAGCCACGTCGGACCACGACTTGATTATGGTTTCCCAGGCATCCTTGGCCCGTGGCTCCTCTCGTGCCGGTGCAGCCATCAGGGTGTATCTATCGGGCGGTCGCTGGTGGGCCAGGGAGAGCCCTCCGGCCGAGAAGCTATGTTCTCTATCTGTCTAATCCTCTTATTGACCTCCTTTAGCTGAGCGATTTCCCCTGTATCGTCAGGGGGAGACTCAGTAAGAGACTCGCCGCCCTGAGGGACGTAGTAGCCCGGTGACGAGGTAGCAATATCCCGCAGAAGCGCCTTTTGGGCTGCCGCCCACCTTTCCTTGGCCTCCTTCTTGGCTGTGATGATCTCTGCAAGTCTGTCACGCTGTTTAGCGAGCACGTTCAGCTTGGCGGCTTGATCCTTCGTAAGATAGCCGCCCTTCTCGCTCAGGAACAAATTTGCGAAAGATGATCTGGGGCTGCGCTGCTCCTTACCGAACTCGCCCGCGCTGTACGCGGCTTGAACAGCGGCTTGAGCGGGGGCAACAGCGGGCGTCGTGAGGCTGCGTTCCGTTTCCTCGACGATCATCCTCAATCTATCGACTTCATTTTGTAGTGCTTGAGTCTTAACCAACTTTGGATCCAGGGTGTCACTTTCATCTGAAAGGACTTCGCCCTTAAACTCCTCCAGCGCGCTCTCTCGCTCGCCCAGCGCGCTCTTTCGCTCCTTAAGAAGGAGCAGACTTGGCGCGTCTTCACCTCTACCTGTCCCGTATACATAGCCAAGCAGCGCGTCCATTCGGCCAACCACCGCCCTGTATGCCTCGCCACCCTTCTCAAGGTGCTTTTCCCGGCGGTCCAACTGCTGCTTAGCCCACGCCGCAAGCTCGCCTGGATTGGCGCCCTTAAGCGCATCTATATGCGCTTGTGTGGTCTCAGTGAGCGGCCAGCGATCGGCAGGCCACCAGTCGGGATCTCGCGTCTCTGGATATTTCTCGACTCTGGCCTTAAACTTCTTCCCGCTGAAGCCTGGCGTTCCGGGCATGTCCTCCGGTTCAAGCTCCTCAGTAAGCGAGCCAACTCCACGTTGCGCGAGCGTGATCACCTGATCGTGGAGGTTGCCAAAGGCCATTGGATCCTGCGAGGCGTACGCCTTCTCAATCGCTCGCATAATCGCTGCGCCGGTCTGGCCGTACCTATCCGGAGCCTGTTTGATCATCGTATAGATCCCGAAAAGCTCATCGATGGCCTGTTCCGAGGCTCGACCGTACCCTCTCGAGTATTCCCTGAATTTGTCCACCGCCTGACCCAGCATGCGGACTGAGCTAGGATTGCCAGGCAAGGGAAAGTCAGCGCCAAGGGCCGCGCCAGCAGGGACAGCACCGCCCTCTATGTCGATCTCCTCCAGCCTTCTGATGTCCCCGATTGCCTCTACATCCACCTCGCCATGCTCACCCCAGTAGTCCTGCACTGACTCCATGTAGTTCTGGAAGACTGTCGGCCTGATCTGGCCCACCTCGCCCAGAATCTCCCAGTCGCGCTGCCAGCCTGGCTCTCGCGTGTAGCTGGGAGCTATCCACGACTTCATGTAGGAGCCAATCGCGGTCTCACGGTACTCCCGCTGCATCTGTTTACGCTCTGCGCGGACCTCCCTGAGTTGGCCCTTCTCACTCTGCAGCATCTCCTGAAGGTATCCAATCGGGGCCTCGCCGGCCGTCAGTCCAGCGGGGGCCCGCTTGTCGGCCTTGAACTGATCACTGAGGATCTGAAGCGCTTCATTTGATGCTGGTGAGCCGGGGACACCTAGCTGGGCACTGGCCCGATTGACAGCTTCTTCGGCCCAGGTCATGGCATTCAGTTGCGGCTTCGACTGGTAAAACGCCTGCAAAGGGTTGTCCGCATAGAGCGAGGGCATCCAACCACCAAATTGCTTGCGCATCGCATCGACGGCGGCCGTGTGTCCTTTGTTTATGGCGACCTGCATAACCTGAGCGGCCAGCCACTCTTGCTTGATTGTGTCATCCGGCTCTCTGGATATAAATCCATTGATTGCAGGAATATAGTGCTGCGGGGAGCCGGCAGCGCCTGCGCTCTTGGGAACCTGCGCAAGCACGCCCTGAACAGCCTGGCGACTTGGCTGGTGTGCAGCGGTATACCCGGCCTGCCCATCCATAGCCGTTTCGTAGAGGCCCTTAATAAGATTTGCCTTATGCTGAAAGTGCCTCGAGCTTTTTGCGACCTCCTGCACACGAATGGCGCCCCAGGCCTTTATGCGGGCCACGTCCATTCGACCCTTGGTCTGAAGGCCCTCGCGCTGGATCCGCGCGATCTGCTCCTGAAGTTGACCTATGTTTTTGATATGCCCCTGCTCAAGTTTGATCAGGTTCGTCGGATCAAGTGCAGCAAGTTTGCGCTTGATCATCAAATTGTGGTCTTCTTTCCGCTGAGCCAAGAACCCAGTCAGGTACTCGCCCAGGAAGGACTTACCTACACTGAACGCGGTGGATGGATAAAAGGATTGAACAGCCATGATTTACGGTATCGTTGGTTCGGTTTGTTGCTCTGTCAGCGCTGATGTCACGAACTGCCTACGCTGGCCAGGCCCCATGTCCCGCGCCATTTGAGCCATCATGATGGCGTTTTCTGGGCCATAAATGCGAACCATCTTCTCCATCTGCTCTGGAGAGATAGTCTTGACGGGAATAGAAGCAACGAGTTGACCGAGAGGCTTTGCCACAGCAGGGATCGCCTGCATCACCAGTGCCTTCCGCTTGTCCTGCTGGATGCCCTCGTAGGCCTCACGCTCAGCTAGCTCTTGGCGCATCTGCTGCGCGCGCTGAACGTCAGCTTCAACGAGGAACTGCCCAGCCTTTTGCCCAGCCTCTGAAAGTGCTCGACGTGACTCTCGCTGGCCTCTGGCCAGTGTGGCCGCAGAGCGGGTTGTCGGAGCCCCGGCTGTCCGCGCCTCTTCCGCCTTCTGCATCTGTGAGATCAGTGCACGTGGCGCCTCCATTACTTGACGGGCATGCCGGGCGTACTCGGCCCGACTCAAGCCCATTCTTCCGCGCCTGAGGGCCGCGATCTTGCGCGCGTTCTCTAGTTCAGTTTCTGTTTTGGAAAGCCCAACCCCAAGACGGGCCGCCTCTCCTAAAATGCCAACTCCGGCGGTGGCAACATCGCGACCAAGCTGGGCTTTGCCCATGTGCGGGATGGCCTTCGCCATGGCCGCTGCTGCTTTGTCTCGCCGTGCCCAGTAGGCGGCCTGCCCGGCCGGCATTCCTTGCGAGAAGCGCGTTCGAAAGTCGGGTAGGGTCCCAATCTCGCCCGCTGCTGGCGGAATCGGCGCGCGCAGGTGCTGTCTCAGAGCCATGGTCTCCAAGCCGATCGGCACGCCAGAAACTGCCACCTGGTCACGCGGGATAGGGTCTCCAAGATAGTCGTAAGTAGGCGTGTAGCTTCGACTCGTTCTGGAATCCCATGGCGCCATCTCACCCTCCCTTGAGCGCCGCGCCCAGCACAGCTTCATCTGTTTGCGGCATATCCATCATATCCGATGCGGGCCCTTCAGGCGTGGGTTCATCCTGAGGAACTGTCTCACTCAGGATCTCTCGCTCGATGAGATGCGCCACGGCCATCACGGCAGTGATGTAGCGCCTGGTTTCCACTGGCAGGCTCTCGATCTTGCCTTGTTTGAACCGGCGCACCCGGCCACGGCCAGCCTTGTACGCGGCAGCAACCTCCTGCTGCGTATGAAACCCCATATCATCGAGATGCTTTAGGTAGTAGAACACGACGGGGCCGGCAGTCTGCGGGTCAAACCGCTTGTCGCTCGGCATCGCGTCCCCGTAGACCTTCCTGCTAGCGCTCGCCCAGGTCTTTGGCATGAACTGGCCGATGCCCGCCGCCCCAGCACTCGAGACGGTTGGCCCACGAATGAATCGCTCTTCGCCGCCAGTCTCTACGCCCATGATTGCGAGCGCAAAGAACGGATCAACCCCAGAGCCGGTAGACCACCTCAAGATGTCGTCTCCGTACTTGTGGTAGATCTTCCTCGCGCCCAGAATGCCACTCACGATCGATTCTTCAGCGTCCTGTGCGGAAGCCATCTCGTGTGCGACGTCACCGACGTCTTCTTTCTCAAGATCGATCTCTGGGGCGCGCTCATCCAGGATCGCGTCCAGTTGCGCCTCGCCCCATGAGCCAAGGTCGTCTGACGCATCTGGCGCAGCCCCCGGCAGGCCCTTCTCGAGAATCTCGTCTTCGGTTGTCTCCCGAACGCTTCTCTGCGGAGCTTCAGCCTCGGCGGTGGCTTGGGGCACGCTATACGCTCACGCCGGGCCCGTAGACCCTCTGGTGCCACATATCGGTACCGCCACCACCACCAGCGGACATGCTTTGCGTCAGAATCTGCTCGTCTGGCGTTGTTGTGCCAGGTTTTCGCGGGCCCTTTGAAGCCAGAGTCTTGCTTGCGCTGGCCTCACGGCCAGCCTTAGCCTCCATGCCAGCTTGCGCCTCGCCGGTGAGTGCCGCGATGTCTCCCGTCTTGGCCTCTTTTCGCTGGCGCGCAGCCTCTCTCTTGCGTCCTGCCTTTTTTCCGATTCCAGCGCCAATGCCGGTCGCAAGGGCGGCCGTGCCAAGCAGAATCGCAAGTGGGACGCCAATGCCGGTCGCGGCTGCCGCCGCACTGCCCGTAGCGAGTCCGCTAAAGATCGCGCCAGAGCCAATTGCGGCCCCGGCTACCCCGGCACCAGCCCCACCAATGCCGGCCCCGACGCCAAGACCAGTCAACGCGCCCTTGCCGGCTTCCCTGCGGCCAGCGCTTCTCAGTGGCCCTTCTTTGTAGTACTTGCCGGTCTCTATCTCGTACTCAGACGCGCCAGGCTTGGTGGGATATTTGCCTACCCCGCCACCTGGGCTTCTCCTCGCGGTTCTGACTGACGCCATCTCGATCCCCTATTCTGGCCAGCCGCCGCTATCCGGCTCGCGAAAGTTCTGCATATCGACAACCACTGATCGTGAATCTACCACAATCCTCTTCCATCGGTCAGGCGGGTCAGTGTGCGACTTGAACCGCTTGAGAACCTTAAGCTTGAACTCAACGTTGTGATAACCGGGACCGGCCACAAATACGTGGGTCCACATGAAGTTTTTGTGGACCCACCTCTCCCCGCGTGACGCGAAGATCCGGCGAACCGTTGTTGCCTCAAGAACGCCGTCAACCCACAACCCAAGCCGTGCGCACTCTATTTTTTCCGGCCCGTATGCCCGCTCCGCGCCGGTGAGCACCAGAGCTTCCATATCCTTATCCCCATCTGGCTGCGTATCCGTTGGATCAAAGCCGCCAACCTCCCAGGCCGTGCATGAGCCGGTCACAATGACATCCCTGTCATCCTCACCGTCTGGCCCACCATCATTGAATATCGTCACCGCCATCCCACGGATGGTCTGCCACGACGCGTGATGTGCGTCATCTCGATGGGGCCACAGCCTCTGCCGCTGCCACCATCCACGGTTATGAATGTTGATCGCGGACATGGTTGGATCATCTGTTCGGTCATAATGAAACTGCTGCATGTGGCTGATGCCGTGGTGAACAGACCGCTGCAGTCTTCCGACTGGAAAAAACCTATGGTGGACAGTCCCGCTCGTTGCCACAATCCTTGGGTCTGGAGAGCCGTAGAACTCTGGCTTGTAGACATGCTCTTCCTTCACCCAGCGTTGAAGCGCTTTGTTTTCCTCGGTATAGCTCACGTCAGCAATTCTGATCTTTCCGTTCAGGTAGCGCTCCAATCGGTTGAATTTGATAACAAACGACTCCGGGTCAACAACATCACCCGACGCAAACCTGGCGAGAAAGGAAACAGCCACGCTACCTCCGGTAGTTAACGGCGAAGAGGTTGACGTTCATTGCGGACCACCAGAACCTATTGCCTTTTTCGTGCCAGTCTCTGCCATCTACGTACCGCCCCATCAGCGTGACCCAGACAGGTGTGTTCGTAGCCGTCGCGAGCGTCGTGGGCTCACCCACAGCAAGTTCCGGCGCAAACCCGTGTACAACCGAGTAGGAAAGGCTCGTAGGGATCGTTTCCTCTGGTGAGCAAACGCCATTAGGCGGATTGCCGATTCCAAACCCGCGACGGGTTGCCACCATAGTGGTCCAGGGGCCGTCTTGGCTGGCGACTGAGTACCCAAGCGCAAGCTCAACTTGCGGGCAGTACGTTGATCCAGACCCGCCTCGTGGCCTCTGAATCATCATTTCACATGAACAATAAAGAACCCACCGGTTGTAGTGGTTGTACGCGTCACCACGGTAATCGTTCACTGCGTAGAGCGGGAATGTAAGCCTTGCTGGACGGGAAAATCCAGAGAACGAGATCGAAGTAGGGGCAAGTCCGGACGGGAAGAGGCCAGGGTAGGCCATATTGACCTGGACCCACCTCGTGGATTGGTCTGGCGGATGGATTGGGGCAAGCTGGTTGTCTGCGCCCTCTCTGTGCCCAGTCAAGCCTCTCCAGTAAATTGTTGTGTCGCCATCGCTGGAGCTATCCTCCAAGAGCTTGCTTACGTACACTGCGCGAAGCTTCCCGAGAGCGAAGCTGTCCAGCGCCTCATCTCTTACATTGGAGCCCTTCACCTTTGTCGTTTTTGATTCCCAATTATCCAGGGTCTCATTTGCCTTGTCCGGATCAAGGTCTGTATTTGTTCCAATCTGGGTGACGGATACATGGTTCGTCGTGTCTGCCACTTCTACCTCGTCTTAAAAATAACTAGAAGCTCTCTGGCGCGAACAGCGAAAATCGCACGCTGGCCCGTGAAGGCTCGCATGTCAAACTCAAGATCCATAAGTACGCCAGCGCGTCCCTCAACTGTGATCGTTACCTCTCCAGCCTCTACCGGAGTTGCGCCAGTCATAGCCACGCATTGGTTTGGCCATGCCGCTGAATGCTTGCCAGAGTTCGCAACTTCAGTTCCGTTTACCACAATACGAAAGTTCGCAAATTTTGATGCCCTCTGATAAAAATCCTCGTTGGCGAAGTAGTCAATTTTCTTACCAACGACATTTGGCGCGTAGTTCGGCTCCCCCTCCAGCCAACCAGTCCAGTGCGCAATAATCATCCCTTCGGTCTTGGCCGTGAACTTCACCTGCCCCAGTCGGCTGTCGTCCGTCGTCGAATCAATATCCGATTGTTTTGCGGCCCACTCAGCGCTTCCATACCGAAAGAAAAACTTGTCCGCTTCCGCTGCGGTGTATGCGTCTGATTCAATTTTATGAAAGCACGTCAGCGCGATATTTTTGGTGGTCCACGGCTCCGTGTACTCTTCTACCTGCATCGGCATCAGCAGATTTGATGGAAGGTTGTCACGATCCAGCCTTCCGTTGAACTCTCCAGCATAGTCCATGTGATTCTGGACCCAGGTATCCGGGTGAACCACTTCACCGGATACAATCGGAACCTTTCTGAACCGCCAAGCCACCTCTATCTCCGGTTTACGCCAAGAACGTCTGTAAGTGGTTTGATGCGCCGCTGCTCACCAAGCTTGCCCTCGATTTCGTAGCCAACAAGTTGAACGCTATCCTGTGCCTTGAAGCTGAAAGCAAGCTCACGCACAACGCCTTCGTGCATCGCGCTGATGTCATACCTGATACAGATGGGCCTGTGGTACCCCCACTTTCCAGTGCCCCAAACAGCGGAGTTAAAGGTCTGAAGTGGCTCAAGAAGCTCCTGCTGTTTCCTCGTCTTATCGGCATCAAGCGAGAAGTTCTCGGAGCGGTTCACCTGGAAGTTCACCTCCAGCTTCGTGTCCCCGTAGCCAATCACGTAAGCGTTCAGATATGCGGGAACGAAGTGTCCGAACTTTGATCCAAAGTCGTGATCAACAGACACATACTCGGATTCAACCGCCGTATCTCCTAGGATCGCGTTTTGGCCCAACGAATACACACGGATGCCGGGATTTGTTTTCTCCCTGGAGTTGGTGCCATAGGTGAGGTACCCGCGATGATCTCTCGTCTCCACCATGCAGCCGATATTAAATCCGGTCCGGTAGCTCCACTCCCCGATCTCTCCGTGGAAGATAAGTACCAGGTCGTTTTCAGAGCTACTGACTGTTGGGACAGCCAGCCAGTACTCTTTGTCGCGGCGGTAGTAGACTCCGGTGGCATTCTCGGCAGCAGAGAAGTTGATCTGCTTCATTAGCTCTGGGATGGCCTCGCTGAGATGAATCACCTGGGTGGGACTGCCCTCGTTTTCAAGCGCGCCCTCCAGCATCATCACGCCACCCTCAGACAAAAACACGGTCCCCTTGCCCGGCAGTTCAGCAATGCTGTTGGCGGCGCAACACCCAGCGTCCCTGGTTAGCGTCTGCGCAAAGAACCCGTTTTCTGGGTCCCCCTTCACCAGATAGATCGCTTTCTGCTTGAACACAACGAGTGCGTTTTTGGTTGAGCGCATTCCAGTGATTGGGCCGGACTCACTGTTTCCAATCTCAATGGTGTTGTTGATCGGAAATACCTCTGGGTGCATCGGACGACTGTACATCAGCTTATTGTCCGAGGTCCCGGCAATGAACATCGTGTTCTTGAACGATGCCAGGAGTCTGGCGTTCGTTGGCCAGTTGCCAAAATCCTCCTCGTCTACAACCCCGCCAAGGGATGTATCTGGAACGGCATCCTCAAATGACCTGCAGGCGTTGTCCTGAAGTTCCTGCAGGAAGTAATAGTGGAATCCCTCGCCCAGATTTGCTGGACGGCCCCGGATGTCGAGCATGTCCTGGGTTCGATACAGTCGTCGAGCGACCGTGCCAGGCGGGCCGACCGGTATTTGAACGGTAATGAACCTGCGGCCGACTTCGTTGTTTCGCTTCGCGTCGAAGACATCGACGCTTGGCTCCCAGAAGCACTTGGCTCTGACGCTATTGGAGGGAGGGGATAGCGGGCTCTCTTGTCCGCGCTCATTGATAAAGCTGACACGGTAGCGCCACAGGTTCCATTTGTCGCCACGGCTCAGTGGGGAACGCCCTTCTTTGCCGCCAGTGGTACTACCGACCTCACCGACCGTACCCATGCCATAGGCAAGGTCTGTGGTCCAGTAGCCGTGCCATTCCTTGTCGTTCGATTCTTTTTCAAAGCGAACAAGACTTGCGACTGGGGCGGACGGCTGGGAACCATAGCCAGCGCGCGAAGTCTTTACTCCATCGAACACGACCGGCTCATCATACCCGTTTACCAGATAGAGCCGGTCCGCCCAGGCGACCGACTGGGTCCTGATGGTGGGCGTGTCAAGAATCGTTCTGCTCTGCCCAGTGTCTGCATCCCACTTCTCCGGCCCATTGGTTGCGCCGCTAGCCGTCTCCGACGGAGTCTTCACGGATTCGTAGGCCTTCGCGAGAAGCAGATCCTTCCAAGGGTTGCCGTCTTTGAATGTGGTGCCTTCTGTGCTTATCCCTGGGCCCCATAGCGCACGCAATTGGCCATCTGCGGTCTCCCAGATCAGCCACTGCCGTGCGCCGTTGTGCTGCGCAAACCAATGGAGGGACACGATCTCTTGATCGTCTGTCTTGAACGGGTCCTCTTCCTCGGAGCTACCCTCTTCAGGCTCACCGGCGGTCGGATTGATGGACTGTGACGGGCTTGTCGGTTGCGCCAGGCTTCTGTCACCGCCAGAGCGTGTCCAGCCATCTCGCGGATCCCACCTCATGTTTTTCACAGAGGATGCGCGTGACGATTCTGGCTTCCAGCGCTCGTCCATGCCGCGCAGCTTCAAAATCTGAAAAGCTTGGGTCAGCATGGCTTAGCTCTTGCTTGGAATGCCCCACCGCTCACGATTGCGGTAGGAAAACAGGCTGCGTTCGAAGCTGCCGCGAATGTAGGGTCGGTCAGTGCGGCTGAGGTACTTGTCCTTCATTCGCTTAAGTAGCTCGATTGCGCGGCGTTCGTAGGTCCCAGCCTGACTATTCATGCCGTGCATCAGGCACAGGTCCTCCAGGACCTTGTAAACGAGCAGGTGGTGGTACTGGCCGGGCCAGAGAGGCTGGTCGCCGTCAGCAGACATTCTGGTGGGCCTGACGGCGTAGCGGACCTCGACCTTCTTGTCGGTATCCGGCGTTCGATAGGCGCGCAGGTACTGGCGTGGGCCTGGCTCATCCAGGGTGTTGAGCATTTGATAGCGGTCGATCTTTGGGTGCGTGCCCACTTGAGCCCAGTCCAAGTAGGACGTGGCACCAGAATCAAGATCAGCAATGTACATCCAGGACCCAGCAAACTGGTAAGGAGCAAACACTTCTATGGAGCCGGTAGGATCGTCCAACACAATCCGCCGATAGAGCCGCTTTCTTCGTCCGCTATCGTATCCTAAGGTTGTGCTGGTGCTGGACAGATGATCGTTGTACAGCATTCCAGTGACGTAAACGCCGAAGCCGGAGCTTCCATCATTTGTGTACTCTGCCACAGGGGATGGCGATGATTCGCGTCCCGCAAACACGCTGGTGTAGCAGTACTGAACGGACTTCACCCGAGAACTAAAGAGCACGGCCCCGTCAGTGGGGTCGGGGGTGCCGGTGACGGGTTCACGCTTCGTCAGAACCGGCGCGATGCCTGGCGACGGATCCACATTCGTCATCTCCTCCACCAGCACGATCGAGTCGCCGGTGTTGTCCCGGTCCAGGTAGAGAAGCTCTTCCTTCTTGGCGTCGATGAATACCAGGCGACCGCGATCGTCGCCTCGAGAGGTGACCCCAAGAATCTCAACGCTGTCGCGCGGCATGGCGTACTTGCGGTACTGGATCTTCCAGTCCGAGCTTCGCGTGGTGCTAAGAGAGCCTGGAAGCTCATCTGAGCCAGCAAGTGGCTCGACATACAAGCTGTCGGTAAGACCCTCGGACTGCGTGATCAGAAACTCGTGGTCAACATCAGAGATGGTCACAACGAGCGTCTGGCCATCGGTGGCAGCCTTGTCCAAGAACGTGGGCGTGGTGACCGCAGAACCGCCCGTAGAGGCCTCGTAGAACTCAACCTTGCGTGGGTTGCTGCTGTCACGCTGCAAATACAGCGTAGAGCCGGCAGCGGACGCTGTAGCCGCCGCAACGTCGGGCCTGAGCGTCAGGTCCGCTTTCTTCTGCATGAACAGCCAGGGGTACTGGCTGGAGATCTGCAGGTAGTGCCGATTGATGACACGAGAGACGATGTCCCGGTACTGCTTGAGGTCGGGGTTGTAATCAAGCTGAGCGTTGATCTCTTCTCTGAGTTCTTTGAGATTCACGGCACCCCCAAAAAGAAACCGGCGACTGAGGTTGATTGTACCCCAGCCGCCGGTAATGGGCGCAGGGCCCGGTAGCGAAAATGGCTTAGAAGAGGCCTTGATCGAGAATCATGACATCAGCCGCGCCAGCAGTATCGGCCTCAAGAGCGTATGCGATCTTGTTGAGGTTACGACGCCAGGTAACGATGACATAATCACCGGTATCAGCGGTCGCTGTAGCAGCACTCTGAACATTGCCATCACTTGTGACGGTCACATCAGTAAGATTTACCATAGTTCCAGAGGCTGTACTTAGGTCATGGTGAAGACAACTGACAACTTCATCTGTTGTCAGAATGCCAGTAACCGCAATGTTGTTGGCAGCGGCAGATCCAGGGTCTACCGTGAACACGTTGATACCAGCGTATGCTTCAGCAGCGGGGTAAGCAGTACCGGCAACAATCGATGCATACAGAGAGTCACCAATAACGGTGCTTGTATGAACGGTTGCATCAGTGAACCGACCAGCAGTCTGCACTTTGCAACGCCCACCAGCAGCGGCAGCTTCAGTAGCGAAACCAAGCGCAATGGGCTGACCGCCACCAGCAGTAGCATCAGTAGTTACGTCTGCTGGACGGATAGAAGCGCCAACACCATTAGTGGAATCACTAAGGTCAAGTGCAACAAGCATGCCCTTTGTGACCGCTTCGCTAGCGTAAAGCGTTACGAACTTCCTTGGAAAATTATTGGTGCCATCAACACCATCAATCTTATGAATTGCCATTTTGTCCTCCCTCTTTTGACTTTATGGCTATGAAGTAGGGTGGAGGCCAACACGACCCCCACCCAATCAAGTTGACCTAGAAGGTTTCGAGGTCGATGGCCAGTCCAGCGCCCGCAAGGGAGCGGCAGATAAGCTGGCCACGGCAACGAATCTTCGCGGAACGAACGTCGTACTCACCCGAGACAGTCTCGAAGTCGCTCATGTCGAAGTACCCCTTCGGGTCCCACAGCATGTGAATGTCTTCAAGGTTCAGGAACATGAAGCTCGCGGGGTCAGCCGTACTGCCGGGAGTACCGCCAGCGTTCGGCATGAACCGCTCGACATCGATCTGGATACCATCCCAGTACTCGACCAGGCGACCGCCATCGATCTTGTCCTGAGACACGTACCGCTCCTGGGCAGACAGAGAGCGCTTCAGGTTCTTGAAGCCCTCGCGGGATGCCAGGATGACGTTCGGCTGGTTTCCGCCCTTGGATGCAATCTCAACCTTGAGGTCGTACAGGCCGGCAAGACCGTTCGAGTTGAAGGAAGCAGCGCCATCGTAGAAGCTCTGCTGCCAACCAGTCTTGTCCTGGAAGCTCGACTTGATCACACCGCCAACCGTGTTGGTTTGCGAACCGTCAGCGCGGTGCTCCAGGAAGCCCGTGGTGTTGTCGATACCGTTGAGCGTCTCCCAGTCGTCCCAACCAGTCACGCTGCCCTGCACGATCTGCTGGCAGAACTGACGCTTGAGAGCGTTGGCAGTCATCTTCACCCGGCTCTCCAGGATCGAGATGATGGCGGACTCGCCAGCGTTGATCATCTCTTCCTCAGAGGAGATGGCAACCGGACGAACAACGTGACCCCAGTTGAACACTGCGGGCTCGAACACGTCCTCGACGCTCAGGTCGATGCGCTCAAAACCGGTCTGCATACGAGTGGTCTTCGAGTGCTCGCCCATTCCGAGAGGAATCACGATTCGAGTTCCACCAGCCTGGGTGGGACCTCCTGCACCGTGAACACGCTCGTGTGCATCAAGAAAAGCAGTGGCTTCCGAGACGTTGTCTCGCCACTCCTTCATCAGGATGTGCATAGTCGTGGAAAGCAGTTCGTTTCCAATATTGTTGAGTGCTGAACTGGTGGCCATTTTGGGGCGCTCCTACAGGGGGTTTTCTATGAGAATTGAGTGCGAAGCCGCTTGGCCGCCTCTGGGTTGTCCCGAAGCCAATTGACAATTGCGCCTGCACCTCGGCGCCGGACCTCGTTCGGGATGTTGTCACTCGCCGGTGACCCGCTGGTCGTCTTGCGAGCGACTCTGCGGGCCGACTTGGCGCGGGCAGCAGTCTCCTGCTGTGCTCGTGCCTGCTCCTTGGCAAGCACTCTCCGGGCCTTGACGAGTTGAAAAGCGTCTTCAGTCGATATGCGCTGGTCTGTGTCCCATCGTTGCTTGACGACGCCCACGACCTCTTTCTTGAATGAAGGGCTGCGCATCTCAGGATGATCGGCAACGAAGTCCATCAGCGCGGATTGCCGATGATTCATGTCCGCTGCCTGGTTCATCGGCTCCAGAACCTTCCGCAGCCCATCCGCAACCCGCTGCTCCACCATGGCGTTGAGGCCTTCTGGCGTGTACGGATCAATCGGAGACTCGGACTTCTCCGGGTTCAGCAACTTCTGAATATCCGGGTCATTCGTGACTGCAGAAATCTCGGCCTGGCGACGAGCGAAATCCCGCTCCAGCTTTCCGAGGTTCTCCATGCGGCCCGCAATGTCACGCTCTTTGTCTTCCAGCTTGCGATCAAGTTCCTGCTCGCGGATCTTGTATGCGTTGCGGAAATTGTGAAGCATCCGCTTTGCGGTCGTGGGCAGTTCCTTGATGTGATCTTCATTCAGATCTTTGTAGAAACCGTCCAGCTTCAACTCATCGTCACCAATATCTGACGTGAGCGGGTTGAATGCGACCTGCTCGACGATTTCTGGAATGGCCTCTGCGGGTTCCGCAGAAACAGGCGCCTCTGCCACGAGCCCGGCAAGGTCCTCTGCGGACTCCTGCTGTGCCCCTTCCGGTGCCTCTACAGATTCGCTCTCAACGGAAACATCGGTCTCCACTCATCACCTCACGACTTTCGGAAATCTACCACCTTGAGCACAGTCTGCGCAACTACTCCATGCCCGCTGCAAGAATCTCATCCTCTTCAGTCATTGCCCCTGGTTGCGGAGGAGGCAACTCCTCCTCACCTTCAGCCCCACCAACAGGCTGAGACATAACCTCAACAAGCTTCTTGTCTCCCGACATCTTGGACAACTGTCCAGAAAGCTTCCGAAGCGCAGCGTCATCCGTCAGGGTCAGCGGATCAAACCCATATTTCTCGCCAACCTCTGGGTCCGGAATCATCTTGAGCGCCTCATTGAGCGCATAAACCGGCACAAAAATCTCAGGTGGTAGCGGAAGATTCCACTTTGCACCCTTCTCCGCCTCGAGATTCGGCTCGACATCCGGGAGATCTCCACCGCCAAGCGCATCGACGGCCTCGTTGAACTCCTTGGCGAGCGTCTCGATGGCCTTCTTGCTGTAGGGCTTGCTGGGCTGAGGAGCCATTGCGGCCACGTTCTCAACACGAAGCGCGCCCTCCTGGCCCTCTGCGTCCATCACTCCTTCCGGTGAAGGTGGCGCACCAACTTCAGGCCCGGGTGCAGGGGGAGCGGGCGCTCCCTCCGGGCCCACTGGAGGTGCGCCACCAGAACCTTCTGCCGCAGCATACGCTTCCGGATTGGCCGCCATGGCCTCTTCGTATCCAGGCTCTCCAGGGTAGGGGAGGGGCTGTCCAGTTCTGGGGTCAACGGGCATGTGATGCTCCTGCGGTTCAGATTAAACCTTGGTCTCGCTCTTTACGATAACTCGCGAAGGCGGGATCGTTGTCGAGTTGGTTGCAATAATCTTTGTATGCTTGCTCATCTTTTTTGTCTTCGTCATCCCACTTGCGGAGATGGCTGTCAACATCCCAGTCTCCATCGACCGGTGTAAGGCCACGACGCTTGCACACCTCTCTGCGGTGTGACTTGGATTTAAGCCACATACCAAGACCACGATCAAAGTAGGGGAAGGCCTCGCTAAAGCGGTCAATTCGCACTGACGGAACCCATCGTACATTGCTGGAACCGCATTCGGAGCATTCGCGTTCATCGCTTGGTGACTCATTGTCTCCGAAATCGACAATGTCATCAAACTTATGAGAACAATCACCACAGACAAACGAGTGCATCGACATGCCGCCGAACGCCGTATTGCGCGCTGGGGCCGGGACGAAACACTTGTCTGTGTATTTTGAAACCGAAATCGTGTACCGAGCCTTGTGGCTACAGTCGCTGCAGTCAATCTCATCTGGGCGAGTGGATGCTGAGAACAGCCTGTCCTTTGACAGCCCACAGTTCTCACAACTGTACTCATACAGGGGCACTTAGGACTCCAGTTAAGATCTCCTCGATTGCTGCCATCTGCTGCTCTGGCGGTAGCATTCGGATCTCCGCGATCACCTGCAGCATCTCCGGGTTGCTGGCAAACAGAGACTCCAGCATGGCAAGCGCCTCCTCTGGGGGCATCTGCAGGATCTCCGCAAGCAACTGCTCAAGCTCTTGCGCTCCACCTCCAGCAGGCATCGCCCCTGCCGGCGCTGGCGGCGCTGGCGGCGGCATAGCCATCTCCGCACCAGGTGGTGGGGCCTGAATGCCTGGCTGCCCTGGAACACCCATGGGTGGTCCCTCTGGAGCACCTGGCGCACCTGGAGCACCAATCGGCGGACCAACCGGTGGGCCGGGCGGTGGGCCGGGCGGTGGGCCAACCGCTGGGCCAGCCGGGGCTGCTCCTGGAGCCGGCGCCCCACCAGGGGTGGCCTGAGCCTCTTCTGTGGCCTTCTCCTCCGCCTCCTGCTGGCGCTCTTCTGCCTGAACTTCAAGCTCATCAGGATGTAGGTCTCTGGGCATGTCGAAGCGCTCAGCGATGACCTTCAGGTAGTTCCTGGCGAGCGTTCCAATCGGATCTGGGTTCTGTGCAGCCTCCCAGAGAGCCGCGTAGGGCTGCATCAGACCAACGAGGTTCTGCTGCATTGCGGCATCGTTCACCGGGGTACGGCCACCCTCCACAAAGTTGATCTCGAAGTCCGCGTCCAGATCAAACGGGTGGATATCAATGAACTCGTTCCGGTTGCGAAGCTTCAGCGCTGCGTAGCTGATCTCGGCCTGCTTCTCGCCAGTGATCTCTGAGCCAAGCTCTGGCGTCAGATCGTCGTCCGTCATCGCCGTCTGCTTGCCGGTAATCTTGGAGATCATGTCCATCATCTTGGACTTGACCGTCTGCTTGCTGGCTCCAGGCTCAGGAGCCTCTTCAGCCTCTTCAGTCTCTTCAGCCTCCTCAGTCTCTTCAGCCTCCTCCATCTCGGATTCAGGAGACTTCTCATCGCCTTCGATAACCTTGGGCGCGGGATCGACGCGATCCTCGTCCTTGACCTCGTTGTCCTCATCAGGCTCAGCGCCAACTTCGGCAAGCTTGAGATCAGTCTCTTCCGCGTAGGCCCCAGCAGAATCACCGAGATCCTGCATGGCAGACATGATCGCCCGCAGAACAACGCGAATCAGTTCGGAGAGCCACTCGTCTTTGACGAGACCGTGCATTCCAAACTCAGACTCAGTGTATTGCTGTACAGTCTGAACCTCGAAAGCCGTTGCCTTTGTGATCTCTCCACGGGCCTGCGGGCTGCCACCAATGACACGCTCGAGATCGTTTTCAACCAACGCCATGTGGTTTTGGATGTTGGCCGTCAGTGGACCGTTTACAACGGGGCGAATGGCGTCATCGAGCGGACGCTCGAAGTCAGAACTGACCTCAAGCACCAGCCCGTCCTGACCCTCCGTCAGCCCGGTCAACTCTTCCGCGTTGAACGTGCCCTTCCGAGTAATGTACTGCCGCGTGTCTTTTCGCGTGGCCATGGCCATAAACGAACGGTACGAGTTCAACTCGCGGACCTGCGGCAAGATCCGTGCAGAGTGTGCAATCCCTCGCAGCGGGAACTCAGGTTCTGTATTGAAGATCAGCGGCACAACATGCGCCATCGGCCGCCCATCAGGACGAGCAAACGGCAGCGGGCCCACAAAGACTGGCTTGTTGGACACAGCGCCCTGGCCCAGCACGTAGATCTCGAGCCGACCCTGGTACTGAATGCTTGAGTCACCCTCGTCCCGGATGGTGTCCTTCAGGTTGCAGATCTCAAGGACACGAACAAACGCCTCGTTGTCGCTCTCTGCACGCTCTGAGTAATTCGCTCTCTGCTTGGACTTGTTGTCCGAGAGCCGCCCAGACAGAAAATCCTCACGCCCAATACCCGTGAGGTTCTCCAGGCCGTACTCTTCCTCGACCTCGTGCTTGCTTCTGTAGTAGACATGCCCACGAAAGCGCTCATCTTCGGCATCACCGACGTCCGCATCCAGCACCATCTCCCACCAGGGGATGACGCGGACCCAAACACGGTCCAAAGCCGAGCCACGGCCCGGATGGTAGCCAACTTTTGCCCCTGAGCCCGGATATAGCAGCGATTGGCGCAGCGCAGACGTGATTCGCTGATGGATCCGTCTACTTCCCAGCCAACTGTTCGCCACAAGCTCCGCTTTCTCGGGATCTCCGGTTCCTGCGGCGTCGGGAGAGATAACTGCACGCGCCGCGCGCGGATAGAGCGCCGAGAGGTACGACGAGAGCATTCCCCAGAGGCGATTGACCTCAATATCGATGTCGTGGGTCTTGTTGGAGTACGAGGAGACCGGATTTCCGCGCATATGACGCCAGTACTGCGTCATGTACGATGCTTTCGCTAGCGCCCAGTCCTCTCGGCCGCCACGCATGCGTCTATCGTGCGCCCGAACGTGCTCGAGGACGATCTTCGGGGTGATTTCATCCCGTTCCCCATCAATGATCGCGTCAATATCCTGCATGTTCTACTGCAAGCCCTGAGTGTTCGTGAGAAACGGATTCCTGCGAGCCCTATAACGTCGTCTGCTCCGGCGTATCGGAGCTTCTGCTCTCGGTAGTGTACGACGATTCCATTCAGCAAGCATCAAGGCATCCGAATGATCATCATGATAACCGTCCTGGCCCTCGATCTTGCCGTTTGATTCGCGGATGTGCATAAGCTCCTGCACGGTAGCCATATCGTTCAAAGTCAGGGCATCACCGTTTACCATCTGGCGCAAATGAGCATAACCTTGCTCCTTGCTTCCGCGACTGGTTGTCCAATACTTCGGTGTCGCCAGAGCCTTCTGGCCGGGCTTTGCTGGCTTTATCCACAGGGGAATGCCCGCCTTCGAGAACTCGCGCAGACCTACGATTCCTGCACCCCCAGGGTTGCTCTCAACCAGGGTCTTGGCCTTGTTGAAGTGTCTAGCTAGCTCAATGGCCTTCTCAAAGAACAAAAGCTCACCGCCACGGTTTGTGGACAGTGTCGCCACCTGCCTCCCGTCGTGGCTTATGACCTGGGCCACAGCAAAGTCCCCCCCATTGCACCAGGACGGGTCCACGCCCATCGCATAGGTCATTCCGGGTACCGGGCGCTCATGGATGCGCAACTCGGACTCAGAGGGCCCCAGAGAGCTTAGAAGCTCATTTAGATAGTCCGTGTCGAACCAGGCCCCATCGAAGATGGAGAAGCCGTCCTCGATGGTTAGCGGGTACTCTCGGCGGAATCTGTGAAGCCCAACACCATTGACTCCATGGATCTTCTCGTGGCGCCAGTAAAGCTGCGGAATGGTCAGGCCATGCGCTTGGGCTATCTCCCACTCCTCCTGGTCCGGCTCCCAGCCTTCTGGCGGGTTGGAAGCGTAGGCCTCGTGGTCCGACCACTTAAAGAAGCGGAACCGAATGCTCTCATCGTTACTGCGTTGCGCCTCAAGCGCTGCCATGACCTTGGTGTGAAACAGATTCCCAGGACCATTGGCTGTAGACAGAATGATGACTTTGCGGTGCGGGCCTGGGTGCATCGTTGATGTAATAGATGCCCAGACATCCTCGGCTGACGGCCAGTACGCCAACTCATCTGCGTGCAGGCGCTGGTACGTCCATGCGCGACCCTCGCTTCGACCGCCTGCCGTCAGACACCGAAAGCCCGCCTGGGTGTCTGAAAAGATCAACTCTTTGCGGTTTGACCTCGACGTGTCGCGCCTCAGCATCCTTGGTAGGCTCTCGTTGTAATGGCGCAGCTTCTCGAAAATGCTGGTTGTAGCTTCATAATCATGGGCTACCACCAGGCACCGCACAGGATCTGGCGTCCAGTACAGGTACTGAAAGTTGTACGCCGCAGCAACAGTGGTGTCCCCAATCTGGCGCGGCTTGTAGTGAACGATGGTCTCGGCAGGGGACAAGAAGTCCGACATCGCTGAGACCTGCTCGTCGAATGGGCTATCGAAATTCCGGTTCTGGCCCTTCTCGTCGATGATCTTCAGCCGAGAAACAAACTCGTGCGGATCGTCCCCCAGGCTCAGAACCCGCTTCTGCAAGCGGTGGTCCATTCATCACGCCTCTGCCGCCGGTGTCCGCCATCTCGAGCCACCCGTTTCGTTCAGGTAACTGCGAAGCTCGCGGGTCTCCTCACGATCTTGCTTGCGTTGCTCGCCCTTGAATCTGACGTTCGCGTACAGCTTGTATGCCCAGTCCTTGTCGTTCTGCATGCCCTTGACGACACCATCGGTCCACAGCGAGTCCAGGAGCGTGTGCTCCTCCTTGCTCATGGGCGCCGCCTCAGGGAAGTCTTCGTAAAACCACGCTACAAAGCTGGCATCCGCAGACCACCGATTCCAGTCAGAGAGGGCAACCCCGTCCTTGAACCGCCCATCACGGCGCGAGTTCTTGAACCACTGCTTTTTCATCAAGACGCCATCGTCTACTTGCTCGCGAACAAATCTACGAAACGTGATCTGAAGCTGGTTCGGTTCATAAATCCACGAGTTGGGCTCAATCCACTTCTCGTATCCCTCTGGAACCTTCGGATCAGACATGATCAGTACTCCTCCCCAGTGGTCTCTTCTCTGAGTTCTAGCCCCATGGCTTCCGTTAGAACCGGATCTGTTTCCCAGCTATATTGTGGCTCGGGGGGCACCAGAAACTCCCCTGGGCCCCACGGCTGCGACCGCTGAAAATCTTCAGTAATCGCCTCGACCATGTCGCGTTCCTGCTCATCGAGAGCGTCCTGGTAGAGATCGAAAGCTTCGCCCTTGCGGGCTGCCTGATCCATAAGCATTCTCAGGCGCATCATCCGTCCAACCTCAGACTCAAGCACGTTCGACGACTGTTGGCCGAAGCCGTCTGGGAGTCGGCGCCGGACGTACTCGGGGGTGACGTCGAAGTCAGAGGTAGGAACCGCTTCTGCTAGGCCTATATTACGTTCTATTTCAAGTAGGTCATTCGCCGTGAAGTAGGGGCCTGGCTCGCTTGGCTTGCCGACCGAGGTCTCGCCCTCGCCAATCCGCACGGTGAACTCAGACCCCTCGTCAGGCGGGATGATCGTCAAGCCGTCTGCGCTCACGCGAGTGATGCTGCCCTCAGGAAGCTCATCACCAATGTAGACCTCCCTGAAACTCCCGCCACCCATCGATCGGCCAATGTTGAGATCCGTCTCGATCACCGCCTTCCCGTATTCGGTGACACCAGCAGCAGGGTCCGGCTCCGGTCGGCCATCAGCACCCGTCCTCCAGCTTTTCGGGGAGCCCGCTGGTGTCGTGCTTACGATTCGGTAGCCCCGACCCGGCATCAGGCCACCAACAGATAAACAACAACCGCCGCATCAGGGCCAGTCGTACCCGTCTTGTCGGCCTCCTTGACCACCCACTGACTAAAGCCACTCGAGAACGTAATGCCCGTCTGGGCGTTTGCGTCCGCAAACACAATCGACTGAGAACCGCCAGCCGGCACCCGAACCTTCAGATTCGGTTCCGTCGTACCAATTGTTGTCGATGTTGCGTTCGCCAGCTTGTAGTAAATCTCATGGGAGTTGGCAGAGTTGTCGATCTGGATCATCAAGAGATCCCCAGCCGCAGATGTCACATTAGCGCTGCTGGGCGCTACATTCTGAGCAGAGGTCTCTAGCGTGTCCTTGACGAGCTTCGAGCCAAGCGCAGTGCCTACCGTCTGTACAATCGTTGCCATCTTCTACGCTCCTATGATGCCACAATAGCAAGCTTGACCGCGTTGCCAGGATCGCTGCTCATCGCTTGACGCTCATCCGGCACAGCCCAGAAACTCAGCGAAGAGAAAACCCAGCCGCCAGGAAAACTGAGGCTGACCTCACTCGACCCAGTAAGAGGGAACGTCATCGTCGGCGCGGTCGTGCCAACAACAAGGCCCGTTCCATCGTAAATCTGCAGGTAAATCGTGCCGGCATTGGCCGAGTTGTCCG